ATCCTTCTGGTTGGTATATTACACCTACATGATAAGCTCGTTTAACATCCCATCTATTTAAAAGATTTCTAACTTCTTTTGGAAACTTAGGGAAGTTACCAGTTGGAGTGTATGTTACACTATTAGAAGTTTTCAATTCAAATTTTATTTCGTAAGAAGAAAATATTCCACACTTTATAAAAAAGATTCTTTCATCTTCTCTCCAACTATCTATTACCATTCCGTTACTACTATTAATTTTATAAAAAGGGTTAACAATAGCAAATAATGGTTGTTTATTACTTCTAGACATAGCTAATAAACCAATATTAATATCTACTCCTTTTTCTTCAAGAATTCTAATTTTATTAGATACCCTTTTCTTTTCCTGTTTTTCTGGCGGAGTTAATCTACCATTAAATAATTCAAGTTCTTCCTTTAGGGATTCTACTTGGGTTTTGTTTATGCTTACGGATTCTAAATTTAAATATTCTTTAATCATTTCATGTCCTCTATAATAAATTCCATATTTTCAATATATCCATTAAAAATATCTTCTAGTTCTTCTTTTGTAAGATACTTTGGTTGACCGTTTTCTAAGTACCTCCAACGTTTTACGCCCTTGTGATCTATATTAACTTCGCCATTTAAAATTTCAATAATATTCATTACAGATCTCTCAAATTAGCTTCCATTATTTAATCTCTCTAAGATACCTTCAGCTTCTTCTAAGGCTCTTGAAAACTGGCTTTTATCAGTTGTTCCTTCGTATAATCCATATCTAACCCAAGGAATACCGATAACATATTTTGGTCTTTCGCTAATCATTCTAGGTTGAGTCCCATTAGTTTCAATAATAGCGATATTTTTACGTCTATGTTGCCATTTCCAAGAAGATTTGTTACGGAAAGCTGATACTTTTATAAAATACATTAAAAATCTCCGCGTAAGATATACTCAGCGAATCTATATTTATCTTTCATAGATCCCTCTTGAAGATCTTTCATATTACATTCTAAGTCTGCTAATTTAATAGCCTTTGCAGCCAAATTACTAGTAGAAATTCTCATAATGTAATCAAAATACGTTTCATTATTCCTGGTCAAATCTAAAACTATCTTATGTACCGCAGTTGGAAAACTGTTAAGATTATAACCAGTGTCCTCTAGAACATCATGTAAATAAGCAGCGGCAATTATTATTTCTAAATTAGTCGGCATTAAGAATGCTTTCCAATATTCTGGCGGACAATACTTATGTGGATTACTTTCAATTGATTCAGCAACTACTTTACAATGTTCCTCAAAATAATCTCCGCCAGAAAACTTTCGCTTTTGTCCTCTGTGGGCCATTATAGCATAGTTTTTAGCCTTGTCAATTAAATCACTTTGTATATTCATTCTTTTTCCCTAATAAATTTTATCTCAATTTCAACTTGTTCGGCTAAATAATCAAGCTTATTCCAGTATTGTCTATCTTTCCCAACTAAGGCCAGGAAATTCTTCCAAGCCTCTTTAGATGAAGATCCATAATCTTTTAGCCTACATAATTGCAGAGCTACATCAGTATCATACTTACCGCGACAATTAACTATCCAAGCCTTGAATTTCATAACATTGCCAGCAAAGAATGATAAACAGCAGTTAAACAATCTTCTGCGTTTTTGAATAATTCGTCTAATTCTTGTTTAGAAGAACACTCTTGCATTTCTTCTAAAATACATTCTAGTTCACATACAGAAATTCTAGTTACGTCCATTCCGTTCATATTAGTTTCTCAAACTTTCTTAAAAAGAGTATTTATATACAGAGCATAATTATTATACGTCATATAAAGGATTTTGTCAAATGAAAAAATTAAGCGATCAGGAAAAAATTGATGTTGTATCTCGCTACCAAAAAGGTGAGTCTATGACTAAGCTAGGTCAAGTCTATGGTATAGCTCGTCAATCTATAGCATCTATACTAAAAGTTCGTAAAGTGGAGATTCGTAATGGAAAATAAAGTTTATGGTTATATTTACTTAATTACAAATTTAATAAACGGAAAACAATATACTGGTCAAACCGTTCTAACAATAGAAGAAAGGTTTAAAATACATTATGATGATTCAAGACGTAAAAATTGTAAAATGGTAATTTGTAGAGCTATTAAAAAATATGGTATTAAAAATTTTAAAATAGAAGAAATAGACGTGGCGTATAATCAAGAACAGTTAAATCTTATAGAGGGTGTTTATATGTCATGGTTTAATACGTTGACTCCGAACGGTTATAACATTAAAGAAATAATAAATGGAAAAGGTAGGCATTCTAAAGAAACAAGAGAAAAACTTAAAAAGCTAGCTAATACTCCAGAAAGATTAAAATTACAATCTGATAAAGGTATTAAAACAAGAGGAATGGTTCATAGTAATTCTAAATCAAAATACTGTGGAGTTCATCTTCGTAAGAAGAGATGGTATGCTCAATATTCTTTAAATGGAAAAAGATTTCATATAGGCTCATATTTACTAGAAATAGATGCCGCCAAAGCTTATGATTTAGCAGCAATTAAGTATTTCGGTAATAATACAAGTTTAAACTTTCCTGAACTAAAACAAGATTATATTAATGGTATAATTACTGTTAATAAAAGTACTAATAAAAAATATAATAGTAAAATAAAAGGAGTAAGCTTTAATAAGAATCAGAATAAGTGGTTCTTCCGTAAAAATAATAAATATAAATATTTTCCAAACAAAGAAGAAGCAGAAAAATATGCTTTAAATTATTCTTCGTTATAATATTCTATATCCAACATACTATTTTTAGTAAAACGACGAGATTCATTTCCGTCATCAAAAGATGGATCATTTGGTAACAATATTCCATAAACATAATCTATTCCAACTTCTTCAATAATCATATACCTACGATGTTGTGCCTTATCATTCTTACCTTTATAGAAAAAAGTAACTTGATCTAGTCTATTTAAGTCTTCAAACTTTAAATCTTTTGATTGTACTACTGGCTCAATACCCTCACAGCAATTATCTAACGGTGCAACATATTCACTAAGAACTTCATACTTACAAACTCTAACTTTTTGAGCATTATGATCCTTTGGTACAGAAACAACATCCCTTGGATGAACTTTTACAATAACTACTTTATCTCCATGTTGATTAAAAGATCCTCCAGGACCGCTATAAGCTAATCCCCCAACATGTAAACCATAGGAACATTCACGTTCTCGATCATCATCTACTTCGTTTCTACTACATTCAATAAGTTCTCCAACACCATTATAAATTCTACCATCAACTTCTTTACCAGATAATAGTGTAATTTCACCATTACCTCTAGTTTTAGAATACCAATCTGATTGAACTGACTTATAAGCTAGAAAACAACCATCTTCAGTTAGCGGTAAGTTTCGATTCATAAGAAAATCTGGAAGTTCACTAATACTTTTTGAGGACGGATTCTGTAAAAGATCTTCAAAAAACGAAACCATTAAAGTAATTGGAAAACCATTCTTTTTAGCTTCTAAAATCCTTTTAGCATAAGAATAATGAAGTTCTTTTCCCTTATATAGAACCTTATCATCATGAACAGAAATTCCAGTTCCAGAAACAAACTTCTGAACAAGAATTGTCTCTTGCTTCTTCTTATGAGTATAAAGATCTAAAAAGTCTTCTGCGTTAGACTTCTTATACGATTCTAATAACAGGTCGTAATTTGGGTGATTTTTATCAACAGTGAAAACTTTACCGTTAACTACTGCTGTTAAACTACCATTTGTACTATTAAACGTTCCGGCTAGCATTTGCATAATCGACTCCTAGGATATAAAAATATAAATCTTCTGGTGGTGAATAACTACTTAACAATTTAAACTTTTGCATAATATCTTTATGCTTTTTAACATAATCTCTTTCTGGCAACTCATACTTGTACCCCATTGTTCTTAAAGAATCTTGTTTGTCAAGAAAATTATTTAGCTTTTTCGGATGTAGTTTCAAAAACTGTTTCACCTTTAAAAGATTTAAACATTCAGAATCCTTAATGTCAAATTTCTTTTGAATAGCCATTAAGTTACTAAAGAAGCGTTCGTTTACGTTACAAAAAACATTATATTGATTTAGTTTAAGAAAGAGATATTTATTCTTGTCTAGCTCTTGAATCATTTTTTCTTGTTTTTCTTTAAAAACATCTTCAATGTTAACAAAACCCAACTTTTTAACTTTTTCCTCGTCTTCTTTTTTAACCCCATAAACATCTACGCTGATTTTAGCTTCAGACATAAATCTAAAAACTTCTTTAGGCTTATAACTTTTACCGTTAAAGATTACTCTATATCTATCCCTAATAATGTAATACTTAGAAGTTATTTTATCAACATCTATATTATCTTCTTTCCAAGAATGAGTGACATAATGATTGTTAACCATTTGTCTAAGAAAACCTAAAGAACATCGCTTATGGTTATTTTTAGGCGGTCTAGGTAAAGATGAAGCTAAAGTAAATTCTGGGTATGTTATCTTAAAATTAACTAGTTGGTCCTGATTAATTAAATAAACAGAAGTTCCACTAGAAGCAATCTCTCTACATCTTGAAATAGCCCCAATTTTTAAGTCGTTTACAACATATTTATAACTATTATTAATCAAAAGCTTATTATATAGAAATCTTCTTTTATTATAAGTGTTAAAATATTCACAATTTAAATCAATCTCTTTTGTGCTAAGCTCTTTATTATTCCAGGTAAATTTATCAGGAGTAGATATTCCCTTAATGTTTCTTTGGTATAAAACACGCAAATAATTATAGGCTGCAATAGCTTCAAATTCGGTTTGTTTTGAAGTAATCTGATCAATAATATCTTTATCAATCTTTTCAAGTACTTTATCAAACTTAGCTTTAATATTCTTAATTGTATAATCTGTATATTCTAAACTTTCCCTAGAAGGAGTAAAGGTTAGTTCACCAATATCAAAGAAAAGAATAATATTTGAATCTAAAAGATTTTTATACTTATCTAGAATATAGTTTTTTGTAATAGGATAGGCTACATTACCCATAACAGCTAAACATCTTCTGCTTGGGTTAATTGCATAAATATCATTACCAAGAGTATATATGTTCTCTAATTCAATTTCTTTTCCAATAAACTTAGGCTGTCTTTTGAAAAACTTATATACCTCTTTAGCTTCTTCTTCAAATTCATCTATATCATCTGGATCAACAGCAATTTGTACTTTAATACCTTCTGGGTCTTGAGAATATTCTTTATGAAGTTGTGAAAATTCCGGAACTCCAGATTGTCCAATACAACATGAATAAATATAATGATATCCACCCTTCCAGGATTCTACGGAAAAAGATTTAGTATTATACGATAGTCCAGATAGATTACCTAAACCTAAACAGCCATTAAAATCATTGTTATTATCCTTAGTACTAGTAAAGACTGAAAAATAAATATCTTCAAGTTCTTTTTTTGTTAAACCGGTTCCATAATCTCTAACATAGAAATAGCACTCTTTCTCTGTAGGAAGATGTACTTCGAATGGTTCTGGATTATTAGCTTCTAAATGAGAATCAAGAGCGTTTGTCGAATACTCTCGGATAACAGCTTTAATCTTATTTTGATATATTCCGCTTGTTAATATAGAAAAACTTTTCGCATTAACCTCAAAAGAGAACTTTTTAGAAGTAGCGGTAGAAATTACAGTGTTCCTACTGGGTGTAAACTTCATATTTAAAAACCTTTAAGTTTTTCTTCTAATTCTGGAAAATAACTCAAAATCAAAGTTTTATCAGATTTTAGCTTATATCTATTACTAATTTTTGTTAAAGCTTTTGTTAATAGTTTTGATCTATATTTATTTTTATCACATATTGGTATATAAAGAGCTATAGAACCAACATCATTATTATCACCATACGCAATAATACCTATTGAAAAAGAATTATATGTATTGGTTCTGGTTATTTTACTAGAATAAGCATGAACAGCTTCTCCATATAAAGCATGGTTATTATATAAAGGTTTATCAACACCTTTTCTATTAATTAATAATCCGTTTTTTGGCACGATTACATCTTTCCAAGGTGTTCTAAGTACTCCGTCATAATTATCTAACCATTTATAGCTTTTAACAACTAAACTATATTTATTAAAAGGAATTTCTTTAACATATAAACACATAATTAATCCTTTTCGCAATGAACCAAGTTATAAATACTAGACTTAATACTATCATATTTAGGGAGAATATCACAGCTTATCCCATCAATAAAAACCATTGTACCATTCTTTTGTTGGTTTGTCAAATCATTTGTCCAATTTTTTCCAATACCATGAAGCATTTCGTGTTGTTGTGATCTATTCTTTTTATTAAGTTGTTTATGAGAGAAAAAAGAACTACAATACATTGATAGTGAATTTCTTTCCCAGTCTTTAGCTCTCCATAAAAAATAATTAATTACGTCTTCTCTTGGTACACTAAAGGCTCTACAGTCAAAATACGGAGTAGTATTAGTTTTTTCTTTAAATTTATCATTTTGAAAGTAAGAACTCATTAATCCCGCTGTTACAGATTCTATTTTAGATTTACTATAATTAAACCATCCGCAGGTTTCAATAGTATCATAATCCGTAATTAGAATAGAAACTTCGTCACTTTGAGTATAAGCACACTTAAAACCTTGAATTTTCTTAGCTATAGTTCTGGTAGTATTAACCATTGAATCCATTATTAATTGATCAAATGGTCTATCAAAACCTCTTGTAAAAGTATGAAAAGCTACCCCGTCAATTCGCAAGATAACAGGAACACCTTTTGTTAAATATAATTTAGAACTATTTTCATAGCCCTTCATTCTATCTCCAAGATCGTTCATTCCATATTTCCCTTATGATGATCTACAGTTAAAATATCTCTTTTACTTAAGATTTCAATAACTTCTTCAATATCTAAAGGACGACGATATTTACACCATCCAACATCCATACTTTTACCTATTTCTGGTAATGAATGATGGGAATGTCCATAACAATGGAGAGATCCTCTATGAGATTTATTCCAAACCCTTAAAGCATAATGACACATAACAAACATTTTATTATTAATGTAAGTTTCTATAAAATTAGAAATACTTTTAAATAAATGTTTGTATTCATCTATACTTTTGTCGTGGTTCCCTCTAATAAAAATAATATTTTCAACTACTAATTGTTCTCTTAGTTTCCAAACATTATCTTTACCACCAAAAGACCAATCTCCCAAGAAATATAAAGTATCTGATCTTTTTACATTAGCATTGACACTACCAACAATAGCTTCGTTCATTTCTTTTACAGAATCAAAGTCTCGATAACCAGATCCCCAAGAAGATACTTTTGGGCCACATATATTAGTATGACCGTAATGAAAATCCGATGATATAAATATTGACATTATCGCCTTTCGGGTTCTAGAAACCACGCATTATCTTTTCGATAAACCCTTAACTTAGTATCTCTTCCAGAAGGACTAATTTCAGTAGTAGCTACGGCCCTATTCTGATAAAGCACCTCTATTTTATTTTTAAAAATATTATTTAAATGATGCTTTAAAGTCTTGTTAATTCCAAGTTCTTCATAGTGATTTCTGACTTTTACTCGAACAACTTTACCAGATTCATTTTTTAGATATAAATCAGCAGCTATTGTTTGAGTAGATAGTAGAAAGAATAAAATTAGAGTTTTCATTTTTCGCTCCCTGAAGTGTTATTTTTACCACAAACTGTACATCTATAAGTACTTGGTTTAGTGGTTTTATTATGAAGTCTCTTTCCTGCATAATTTTTGTCTTGATAAACGCTGTTACAACTACACTTTAAAACTTTTGTATCTGCCATTTTAATCCTCGTAAGTAGTACCGGGCCAATTATCTTCTTTTCTATCATAAACTGTTACTGGAACAGTGATTGTTTTATTAATAATTTTTGCTACAGTTTCCCATGAAGCACCAGCTAAACCTGCTCCAATTCGTGGGATAATTAATCTTTCATATTCATTTGAAACCATATGATCATTTAGTTTACACATACATTCTCTAAAAGATTCATATCTAAAAGGAATATATCCCCATTTGTCTTTTCCAATACCTCTTTGTGTAATAGCATTACAAACAGCAGAATAAATATATTTTACTGGAATTATTTGAATCTCACCTATTCTAGCTTTTACTGTACTATTACTAGGAGTATACCAATATGACCCATGTTTAAACCAGCTTTCATAACAATCATAAACAATCGGATACTGTTCCTTTATAGCTAAAATGACACCTGCGGAACCAAAACCTAAGTCGTTACAACCATGAGCTAACATTAGTTTCCCCTGTTCTACTGGGTCTATAACAGACCCCTTTCGATAAGTAATCATACTGATTTTTTACCCTTTTCTGTCAAAGTATAAACAAAGTCATTTTTTTCACTATCGTACATAGCGTCTATATAACCCATATTAGACAGTAACTCTATTTGTCTATCAGTTATTAGAGCATTATATTTTTCATGTACGTCTGTTGTACAAGACGTTCTTCGACCAGACCTATAAAACAACTGTAAAATATACATTACAATCTTTTCTTGCTCGTCTTCTAAAACCTCTTCATTATCTATATATTTATCAAGAATGCTATCAATTTCTTCTAAAGAAATATTCTCATTCATGATAGCAGCTTCTATTTTATAATTTTCATCTTTAGACATTTAAAACCCTCTTCCGTAGAGTAAACTACATTAGTGATATCGTGATGCAACAACAAGTTAGTACAGTGGCCACAAGGGCGAGACATAAGAAGATTATTATCTTTATCTATTCTAATGTTTATCATAAATGACCTTTTATCAATTTTGGAACAGTTTAACAAACAGGCTAGCTCACTATGAATTGCTTGTGAACTATAATTAAATTTTAAACACAAGGGGTGCGTTTTAAGTGTTTTATTATACCCAAAGCTAATAATTTTATTTTTTCTAACCAAAAAGCTAAAATGTTTTGACCTGTTTGGTACAAGATGTTTTAGATTAATAGCTGTTTGGACTGTTTTATTTATGATTTTTTGATTCATGGTTTAATTATACTTCGTAAATAAAATTTGTCAATTAAAAACTTTATATTTTTTCTTAAAAAGAGTATTTATATATAGGAACACTTACTATACCTTTAGGAGTTAAAGAATGAGAAAGTTAACAGACCAACAAAAAATTGACATTGTAAACCGTTATATAAATGGTGAGTCATCAGTTAAATTAAGTAAAGAGTTTGAAGTATCTAAAAGATCTATTCTTAATATTTTAAACGTAAGAAATGTAGAAATGAGAAATAAAAATGGAAAATAAAGAAATTTACGGTTATATTTATTTAATTACAAATTTAGTAAACGGAAAACAATATGTAGGAAAAACCGTTCAAACTATTAAAGCAAGATTTGGCGGGCATTGTAATCCTGGAGAAATGAATAAAAAATGTTTAATATCTAAAGCCATTAAAAAATATGGAAAAGAGAATTTTAAAATTAAAGAAATAGCAGTAGCATATAATCAAAAACAATTAAAATTTTCTGAGGGGTTTTATATTTCATCTTTTAATACTTTAACTCCAAATGGATATAATCTAACCAATATTATTAATGGGTACAGTAAACACTCAGAAGAAACTAAAGAAAAAATGAGAATAGCCAGAAATAAACCAAAAAATTTAAAAATATCATCTAGTGTTGGCATTAAAACCAGAGGTAAAAGTTTAGGAGGAACATCTAAATATTGTGGAGTTCATGTTAATAACAATAAATATATATGTCAAATAATGTTTAATAATAAACCAATATATATTGGTTCTTATAACCTGGAATCTGATTCGGCAAAAGCCTATGATATCGCTGCGATAAGATATTTTGGTAATGGTACAATTTTAAATTTTCCAGAACTAAGAGAAGACTATATTAATGGTAAAATTACTGTAAATAAAAATACAAGACAAAACTATTCAAAATCAGGAATAGAGGGCATATTGTTTAAAACGAAAAATAATAAATGGCAAACTAAATATTTTGATAAAACACTAAATAAAAATAGACATAAGTTTTTTAACACTCTAGAAGAGGCTATTAAATTTAAAAATACTAATTATTAAATTATTTTAAGTTTTCGACATATTTTTTCCCGTCTTTACTTAGAATTCTTCCACTAGTAATAATTTCAATAAGATTAAGTTTTAGTAAATAAGGTTCAATGATTTTACTAACAGATTCAACATCAACCTGTATTTTTGAAGCTATATTAGCTAGACTAATTCCGGATCTATTTTTATAAAGCGTTAATAAATAATTTCTGTCTTCAACCGTTAACCCGTTTTCATCAGTACCTTGTAAAGCTATTATTTCTTTAACTTTATCAGCATTAATAGATTTAAGTTTATTCCCTACCATAAACATATAAATGAATTCTGTTCTTGTTACCATAAGTCTTGGTATACCTCTGCAAGTCTTAGCAATTATAGTAGCTAATTTATCATTTAATTTAAAACCCCGTTCTTCACAGATACCTTTACAGACTAATACTAATTCATCTTCTGAATATTCTTCTAAAGCTGCAATATATCTAAAGCGATTTTTAAAAGGAATTTTTAAGCTTCCTGGATTAGTCGTTGCTCCAATAAATGTAACTTTTGGTATCTCTTCTCTATATCCGCTATTAAATACGCAATGTTCTTCAATAGCGGAATAAAGATTCTCTTGTATTTTATTTTTTAAAGCATGACACTCTTCAAGAAAAATTAAATCTTTATCACTAGCATCTGATATAACTTGATATATTTCTTTAAATGATGCACTAGAACAATCTAATGTATAAAGCTTGCTATTAATTTCTGATGCTATAACATTAGCAATAGTTGTCTTTCCAAACCCACTAGGGGCCGTTAAAAGAAAGGAAGGTATTGGTAAATCCTTTTCATTAGAGAAATTAATCAGGGTTTTTATAATAGCTTTAGCTTTCTTTTGCCCAACTATATCCTTAAGCTTTCCAACACGCATTAATCAGTCCTCATTTAATCTACCCATTCACCATCTGCTCTTAGTACATTAAGAATACGATTAGTAGCAATTTTAGTAGCAAGCTTCCTATTAAATTGATCTTTATCAGAACAAATAGATTCTGCAAAATATTCTTTACCACTAGGAGTAGTTACTTCAACAGTAGTAAAACCACCCTTTGGCAAAGCATATCTTAAACTAGGAGATTCGTGACTTGGTAATTCTACAATATCTGCTGCAACAAAATCTGTTCTCATTAACGATGGAACGTTTAAACTAGTAAGTAGCTTAAGCTTATTTTCCCAGCTAATATATCGTCGGTAATGAGTTACCTTGACGCCAAAGTTGCGGTCACGAAGTTTTTGGACTAGATTTAAATTTTTCATACTGATCTCCTAAAAATTTTCCAACGAATTGTTAATAACTTATCAAACACGAAAACTATCAAGGCTATACAGCCTAGCACTTCCAGCATTATAGCACGCCTTTAAATTTTGTCAATTAATTATTCTACAAATTCTATTAATTTAACAGCGTCACAAAATACAGTATTATTAGGGATATTACGCGATAATAAATATGTAAACCTCTTTTTTTGTTTTTTAAGTCTTAAAACATCTAATAAATCTTCTTTCATACCTTTACCGGTTTCTACAAAAATCCCATCTTCTGAAGGGTTTAAAATTTCACATTTAAAAATCTTTATTCCCCAGCTACATCTAAATAACCTAGCACTTGAAAGATCTGAGAACACCATTAATTTAGAACCTAAAATATTTGGATAAACAAATTGATTAATTTTATATTTTACAACAATATCTTCGGTATTAAAATATAAATTACTAATATATGCAGAACTTAAATCACTGTTTAATACTTTATAATACATATCTTCCCTTTATACCCTTTTAATAAGTTTAACAGATTTACAAAATACTGTTCCTTGCGGAGGAGTTAAACATCTATTCATAAATTTACTCTTTTTCTTTTTTAGATTAAGAATTTGTACAAGACTTTCTCTGAAACGATGCATGGAGGTATTAACGAAAATTCCTGTTTTTCTTGGATATTTAACTTCGCATTCATAAATATAAGTACCCCACATATTATCCCATGACCAAGTTTTAGCGTCTAAATGGGATTTAAAAACCATTAAATAGGTTCCTTCAATAACTGGTTCAACCCATTCACCTTCTTTATAAATTACTTTAGCAAAGTGCATTGGTTTACGATCACTACTACCGACATAAGCAGAACTCATATCACTATTAACAACTTTATAATACATGTTATTTCCTTATAAAACAAAACCGGTTAAATCTTTTTTACCACGACCTTTTGGGGTTAACCCAATAATTCTATTCTTAGGATCTAAAAATCTTAAATCTGTTTTATCTCCGTTATAAACTATGGTATCTAAATATCTTCGCGGTCTTTTGTTGAAAACTACAGCAACATTACCACCCAATTTAACAATTTCGTCAACCTTTTTCTGGTTTGATTCACTTCTAGAGAAAGTTAAATGATAATTTTTAGGTAGTTTACCCTCAAGAAACTGTCTCATTTTACTAGCAACTTTAGTATAGTCATAATACTGAATATCTAAGTTGAAAATATCTGGACATAGAATATACCAATCTAAGTCACTTGTCCCATTTAACCTAGCGGCAGGCTTTAGACCGTTTTTCTTACAACTAGTCATAAATGATACAAGTTCTTTATATAACTGAGCTTTTGCTTCTAGTGGTTGCTCGAAAAAGAATTTTGTTTTATTAACTCTGGCGATTTGAACACTATTCATTTTTCCTCTACCAGAAGTATTTAAACAAGCAATTGTACAACCTTTACTCCTGCCTCTACAAGTTTCATATCCAGATAAATTTGCTGGAGCTAGGTGCAAAATAGCGGTCTTAAAGACTCCTAATTTATCACCTTTAGCAACTTTATAATTGCCACCAATATTTAATAGTTTCATAACGAGTCCTTTTGGGTAGCTTTTATTATAAGCCAGAGTTAATCTTTGTCAAGCTTTTTATTAAAGCTATTTCCGAAATTATAACAATATAAAATAATATTAGTGATAATATATACTGGTAAAGCAACTATTATTAGTGCTAGTATTATCAAAGGCCAAAAAAAGAAAAGAAAAAGATATGTTGAAATCATAGAATCTTCTTCTGTGTCTTGATACCACTCAATTTTATAAAATCCATCAAAAAATCCTAAAATACATACTAGAATAATACTAATAGTAAAATATAAAACGGGATATAATATCATTGTAATAGCTTTCTAATTATTAAGCTTTAATTTTATCGAGAGCTTCTTGTAAATCTTTTACTATTGAATGTGGAAATAATTGACAGCCAACCTTAATATTATCCTTAGTAACTTCAGCGGTATATTCATTATTTAATACTACTGTAAATTTAGGATTATTAAAATCTAAATACTCTTTTTCTGTAATTTCTTTTATATTTTTAACATTTGTGACATGTATACTGTTTACGGTATATTTACGGCCCGCAAAAAACCCATCTATAAAATATAGACTACAATTTTTAAATTCAATATTCTTGCAAACAAAATCGTCATTAATTTTATAATATTTCATAATATTTTCCCAATAAACCTGTTCTTTATTATCATCATTTTCAAAGTTATACCACGAAGCTCTTAAAATCTTTTTTGGATTTGTTATATTTAAATAATTGTATGTTCCATCATGTCTTAATAAAAATTCTTGTTATCTTTCTATAGATTCTCCAGATATTTTGCTTACATTTGAAATTAAAGTATCTAAAGATAGATTATCAACATAAACATATTTATTCATTAAGAATTTTCCTTATTTGTTCCAACATTTGTTTTTCTTTATTTGGATTAACGAAACAGTTTTCAAGAGTTCTATAATGATGTTCCAAACAGTCAATAAGTAATTGTCTTACTTCATCTTTTGCTGGAACTTGTCTTATTGTACTTTCTCGATAAAGTTTTTCAAGTGTTAATTGTTTTTCTGAGAACCAATTTCTAATATCTTTTTCAGAAATTTCGCCGCGACGAATTGCTTTAAGATGTTCTCTATGTCTTTGTAAATCCATAGAACCTTCTGTTAATAACATTTCACACTCATAAGCTAATCTTACTAAGTGCATTGCATATTTAACATCAAATCCGAATTTATCAAATATTTCTTTTCTATTACCTTCTCGTTTTTGAGAAGCCATTTTATGAAGTTGGGATACGGCGTATCTAATCATTTTTTGATAACATCCTTTATGAATAAACAAATCTCTACTTTCTCTAACCATACTACCTACAGAATTTATGTAGATAACACAGTTTTGAGGAACATAGAGAGTATCTAACATATTAGGATTGTTCTCTAAACAAAGCTTAAAGTATTTAATAATAGAATACATCGTTAAATCGTATTCTACATCTTTACCTTTATTAGATTTCTTATCTAGGATATGATGCTCTTGAAATTGTTCAAAGACCTTTATATCGTCAAACCCAGGAATTGACCCTTTTAAGTTGGGAAATACATCTTCTTTTCTAGGAATAGCAAAACCTAAAACGTCAATATCTGAAGTCTTGTTTGAAACTCCATAAGCAACGCTTCCAACCATCACTTCATACATAACATTAGAGGATAACCAGTCAGGCGGACTAATTAGCCTCTTATTAATTAATTGAGTTGTTATTGAAGCCATTTTACTCCTATTTTAAAAGTGACTTATTGAAATACTCATGAACCTTTTTATCTAATTCGGCTAGAATCTCTTTATTCTTTTCCATAAACAAGATTACTTCATTAAATTCCTGCTCTGATAAACAGATATTATACAATAAACAAGGAATCCTAACAAAGTTCTTATTTTGTTCATCAATAGAAATAGATCCAATAAGACTTTTAAAATTAACTAGATCATCTATTCTAAGATGAATTGGTCCAATATCTGTATATTCAAGCTCATAAACAATTTTAAAATTTGGAGAAGAATAAAGTAAACCCTTTTCTTCTTCTTGTATTGTAACATCTTCTTGATATTTGTCAATTAGATAATTTTTAACAACTTCTGCAACTTCTAAATTAGAACAATGATGTTGTTTAATATTAGATTCTTTAACTGGCTTTACAATAAACATAATACAATCCCTTAAGATTAATTTTAATTTTCCTCATCTAATTCTCCTTGTTGTGATTCTAAGTCTTCAATACCAGCGTCTAAATCTTTAGATTCTTTTTCCAAAAACTTAAATGACTTCAGTTTAAAAGCAATTTTATTTTTAGATTCATTTCTAAAGCAAACCCCTTCGGAAAAAACTTTGTTTACGCAAAACTCACAATCTTTTTCAAGATACTTCTCTTTTAATTGTTCTAAAGTGAAATTAACTGGACCATAATAATACTCTGGAACATGTAAAATACTATGATGAACACACCAGTTTTTAATACTAGCCCAATCCCATTCAAAAACGTCTCCGTTAGTATTAGTGCTAGTAATTCTATATATTAGAAACTTATATTGCCCTTCTTTACAGCCATAATCATAATCCTTTTGAACCATTCCACCACTTGGTAAGTATCCTACAATTTCTCCATAAACAGACATTCCGTTTTGAAGATGCTCTTTAATATCATTGTGAACCAACTTCCAAATATCTTCTTTATAATAGTGCTCGTTAGAGTTTTCTTTTTCCCCAACAGCTTTAATTACTTTACGAGAAGAATAAACATAATCATATACTGTTTCTTGGACTTTACAACCTAAAAACTTAGTTATTTTTTCTAATAGAGAAAGTTTACGATTTACAAGTAGTTTGGAAGATACAAAACTTGTACCATGCCATTTGCTTGTAATTACACAAATATCATCTTTTTCAAGCATATAATCATGTACTGCCAACTTAGCAGTATCATAGTGTAACCTGAACTGATTCTCAACAAGATTTAAAGCTTTTCTCTTTTTCTTATTAGATCCTGGTCCTTGATTAGCATGAATATGGCGAATAACATATTTCTTACAGATTTGAAAATCTCCATAAGAATCAAAGACTTGACCAATTTCGTAAGTTAAATCTTTGTTAAACTTATCTTTAATAAATTCTTGTAAAGCTTCTATTCTTAAAAGAAAGCCTTCTGATGGTGCTCCGCGTAATTTCAATGCTTTTACGCGACCCTTTAGTTCAAAGAATCCAGTAGCACTTTTATTTTGGTTATATTCAGACTTACGGAATAAAGATAGGTAAGAAATTAATTCGCTAGAAATTTGAGATTCTAGTGGAAAAAATATACAAATATCACCTTCTTTATAATCTGAACTAGTCCAGACATTACATCCTTGAACGGTCCACCCAATAAGCCTATCTGCGTTAGGATGCTTTATTTGCTTATTTAAAGAAACTACTTGAGCAGAATAATTCAGATTGCAATTTTTAGACTGGTTTAACATAATATTCTTTTAACCTTTGTTTATCTTCTTCAATCCAAGTATCAATTTCTTCTTGTTTAAAGTTTTCTAACTTAACAAGCTCTTTCTTTTCTATTCTTAATGTCTTTTGTAAGTTTTTAATTTCGTTTTTAACCTTCTCAATTTTAGACAACTTATTATTATAAGTATCGTGGTTTTTAGAATTTAAAAGACTAATTAAAGTTTTACAATTTAAAGAATAAACCACGTCAGCTTTAATAGAATTATTTTTTCCATAAAATGGTATAATACCAGAGTCTTTCAATAATAAAATTAAAACAGTTTTATTTAATACCGTTTGATCAAGAACTTCTACTTTCTTGATTTTGTTATTACTATAAGCATAGATAAAGTCAAGTTTTGGAAAATTATTAAAGTCTTTTTTGCTCATTTTCAATCTTTTTTCTAAGTTTAGTTAATGCTTCTTTAGGAGTTTTACCATAACAATAGAATTTAATAATTTTACTATCAGCAGCTTTAGCAATCCATTCTCTACCGCCCTCATAATCACAATGGATTAAATGAATATTAAAATCCCAAAACTTTGATAAGTCAACTATATAATCTGAATTATTCATTTTTAGCATACTCTCCAAAAAATTCTAATTCATAAACATCTTTAAAAAGTCTTTTAAGCTTCTGTTCTTTTTGCTTTGGAGTTGTTTCTTGATTGTCGTTAATCAGAACGGCTTCTTTTGCAAGATCAGTATTAACTAATCCACTATTACTTCTGACAGAAAGATGTTTAACAACAAATGTTAATTCATAAGGCATTCCACAACTATGTAGATCGTTAACTTTACAATGAGAAACTTGTTGAGCTATGAATCCTAAACAACATTTATAACCATCACTATTAATTAATAATGTAGGACCAATTCCGGTTTTATTATCTGAATACTTACCAGTTCGCCACTTAGCCCTATTAATTCTAATCTTTTTCATTGTTTTTCCTTAAAATAATCTTTGTTGAAGACTTGTGTTTTATCTTGAAACCTCTATACCAATTAGAAGGATCTTTAATTATCTCTTCATTTCTGATAAGAGTAACATTATAATCTGGTAGGTCTACTGCTCTAAGTATATCAGAGTAATTTAAATTGTCAATAACAAACTCTAGAATATTATTTTCTATGTTAGACAGAATAAGTTCTTTAAGGTTCATTTTAATAATAGCATACTTTTTGTGTTAATTTAATAGAGTCACAAAAAACATAACTAGCCTTATCAAGTAAGTGAGTAAATTTCTTTTTAGATTTTTTAAGTTTGCTAATTTTTTTAATAAAATCAAGAACATTATATGTATCTATATTACCTTTTAATAAGAATATAGGTATACTTTTTGTTTTAATAACTTCGCATTCCCAAATTTCACCATTCCAATTATCGGACCATCTTTTCGCTTCTATTAAACTATCAAGACAAATTAATTGAGTTCCTTCTAAAGGTTTAGTCCATTCATCAACTTTATATTCTACACCAATTGCTGGATGAACTAAAGGGAAAAGTTTACCACCATGATTTTGAACAACTTTATAATACTTCATTTAGTCTACTCCGAATTTCTGAAAGGTTTGTTTCTCTCACCATTCTACCATCAACGAATACTTCTGTCAATAATCCCGTTTGTTCTTTTTCTGAAGAAACTTGATCTTCTACGAATAGTTCTCCATTCTTTTCTCCGACATAGAGTAGACCTTTAAGGGATTTCTTTTTATGGTCTGTAACTGGATCTTTAAAAATTTCAGTTGGTAAACCATTCTTTTCTACCCAAACTGCTTTTATAGCTGCTCCAAGAGCGTCTCTACTGTAATTCCTAAGAATACCACCAACTCCAATCACAAGGTTTTCAGCAGAATATCCCATAGACATTAATCGTCTTTGTGTTCTTTCGTATTTTTCATAGTACATCCCGTCACCATATATTAACCCGACAGATTCGTTTAATACTTTATAGCCTTTAGAATTAATAGTATGACCAAAAACTTTATCTAATAATCTTAAACAACCTAACCATTGCGGAGAATTTAATTCCATATTTTCGTCGCCACAAATAACCGTTTCTTGGTCACCACTATCTGGTCTAAATACAGTTTTACCTTTTCTAGCTAAAATTTTATCTTTAAGTCTAACAGTATATTCTGAAAATACTTTATAAACATCGTATTGATCGGAAACAATACTAACTATTCCTTCTGGATAAACATTAAGCATATTTTCAAAATAATCAAACTCATTGTCTTTACCAAAGGAACAAGCTACTGAATGTTCCGATGCCGGGACAGATAACATAATTGGCTTACTAGTATCTGCATAATAATTTTTAATAGCTAATCCCAAAGCTGGTACAGTATCACTACCAGTAAAATTTAATAAATGAGATACACCAGATAAAGCCGCACCTTCTTCTGAAGAATCTCCGCGAAATCCGAAGTCGTGTACCATAAAATCTTTTAGAAAAAACTTATCTTCGTCAACAGATTCTTCAAAAAGCTTATTAACTAATTGTCTATACTTATATGAAGCCGTAGCTACAGTATTTAATACCAAATTTTTAAAAGTAAAGACTCAACCATTCCAACAACCCAATGATATTCTGGAATTGTATTAGTAATAGTAAATAATGGTACGCCTTTAGTGGTTACTAACCCTTCTGGCAATGACTTAATTTTTAAAGGAAAATACCCAAGATTACATAGATTATTAATTTTTTCTACCACGCCTTTTTCTGGTTTTCCAAGAATTAAAGATCTATGATAAAGAAATTCCTCTCCCATTTCTTTTGTAATCTTAGTAGAAAGATATTCTTGGAGATAGTATTGTAGCCCAAAGAATATATGTTTATCAAAATATTTATCAGACCTATTACAAAAATAGCTTGAAACAAAAGTTGTTCCAGGAGCATATTGTGACATGTGGCCCATTTTATATACATCTAGGGCTAAAAGTGGATTGTTTTTAGTTATCATAAACTATCTCCGGTTTTAGAAAAAAAGAGTATTTATATATACACCCTAATATTATAATACACATACAAGGATAATACAAGTGAATAAAAAAGAAAGATTTAATTTATTTTTAAAAAGGGCAAATGAAAAACATGGTGATAGATTTGATTATTCTCTGGTTGAATATAAGACTCAAAAAGATCATATTAAAATCATATGTAAAAAACACGGAATTTTTCAACAAACACCTGATAAACATCTTCAATCTAAGTATTGTTGCGATAAATGCTCTAATTTAAATAAAGGTACATACGACAGATCTAATATTAAAAAAATAAGTAAGTACAATTTGCAATACAGTAAAGAGTGTTTATTAAAAAAATTTAAAGATAGATTTACTTATGATTTTTCAAAATTTAATAATACGCATGACGGTATTGTTATATGTCGTTGTAATATACATGGAATTTTTGAGCAAAGTTTAAAACGGTTACTTTTTCATAATAATAAAAGTGGTTGTATAAAATGTGCTAATAAAAAAAGATCTGAATCAAAAACTAAAAACTATCAAAATTTTATTAATAAAGCAAATACTATTTATGATAACCTATATGAATATCCATATAACGACTACTTTAATAGGAAAAGTATTATAACTATAATTTGTAAAAAACATGGAGAATTTCAAAAAAGAGCACAAAAACATTTATCTGGTCAAGGATGCTTTAAATGCTGTATTGAAAAACTCATAGAAGAAAATAAATTACCTGGAGGATATTGTGAGCAAAATTTTAAAAATAATGAAAAACTAAAAAATAAAAATGGTTGTTTATATTATTTTAAAGTGGGAAATCTTTATAAGATTGGTATTACTACTAACTTAGATAAGCGAATAGAATCTATTAAATATAAATCTAAAAAACAAATTATAAAAATATTTCTTAAAAACGACACATTATATGACTGCTATATTTTAGAACAGGAAATATTACAAAAGTTTAACTACTGTAGGGTATATAGATCTTGGAGTACCGAGCTATTTAATGAAAACATATTTCTAAATAAAAATTTGTGGAAATATTAAAATTTCTCTCCTGTTTTCTTATGAATACTACATATAATTAATCGGGAATAATTTATCTACCTTCTCGGAAAGTAATAATACTTTTCCCGCCAATAACAAGATCATCACCATATATACCAAGCATTAGATCTTTTTTCAAAAGCATTTTCAGTAAAACAAATTTGACTTCTGGATAAGTTATTTTAAAACGATCTAGAAAATCAGTAGCAGCACTTTTTTCTATAAATCCGCAAGTTCTACCAACCATATTTTCTATATAAGAATAACTATTTTTATCTAAGAGATCGTTAACAATATCATACGGAACATAATTTTTTTGAACCTCCGGAACTTTTATTTCCGAATCCATAGCATATTCAACACCAGTGGTTGGACTATAATATTTACCATCTTCTAATACAGCAACTTTATAAACGTGAACATAATCTAGGGTTATCTTATCAACTAATTTACACATTTTTATCCCTTTAATAGTTTGCTAAAAATTGACTTGTATGAATTGCGTTTACACCAATCTTTTGAAGATCTAGTAAAATAGTATGATCGTCATCAATCATTGTAACATTTGAAGGATGAATAGATTCCTTTTTTAAGATATTTCTAAGCATAACAGCCTTATATTTCTTGTTTCCGATAAAATATCTATTTTTAACCTCAATATTAAAATGTTTATCTAGCCACTCGTTTTTATCATTTAAACAGAGATTATCAGGCATTGCTGACAAAACCCTCAACTCTGCCCCATTATACTGTAGCTCTAGAAGTTTGTCAATAATTGGTTTAACAGGTTTGGTATATTTAAAGTATTCTCCAGAAATAAAATCTATACAACCATTTTCATCAATCGGTAATTGCTGGTAGGATGCAATAGTACCATCCATATCAACAAAAACATACTTATTGGTAAAATAATTAACAAATTCTACTTCGTCTACTTTAGAAACAAGATTATGTAAACATTTATTAAACTTAATAGCTTTATCAATAATGGCTTGTTCTGGTACTTTTCTAGCCCTTTCTCTATTCCTATTAAGGCAAACTTGAGCAGGAGTATCTAGAACAACTAATTTAGTAAGATATTTATGATCCTTACAATGTTCTAAAAGTCTTAAATTATAAGAATTATTAATCCCTCCACCATCAAAGATAATATCTTCTGTATTATACTCCATATAATTAATAAGTCTTGCTTCAGCTTGTTTTACACTCCATTCGTGAAGTATTTCTGGATTATTTGGATTATAATCTTTATGAGATTCTTTAATAGAGTCAGCACTAATTACATGAGAATGAACCTGTTTATTATTAGCAATCCAGGTACTTTTACCACTTGCTGGTAAGCCAAACATAAAAGTTACTTTATTCATTCCTGTTTCCTAACATAAGGATCGTTACCAAAAAATATTACTGCTCCATCTTCTAAAACGTAAGAATTTGGTGGCCACTTATTAATCTTAGCATTATTATAAACTTTATCTTTATACTCAAGAGTATATTCTATATTAGCTTTTTTAGCGTTTATTTCTTTAAAGTGATAATCTAGCCATATATGCAAACCAGTAAATAAGACTATAACCAGAATAACAAAAGTAATAAAAGTTTTAAAACCCATTAAAATACCTTAAATTGAGTTACTATCTTATCTTCAATATCTTTAACAGAATTAGTACAATAAATACGGTCTAATCCCAGATCAAACCCATTTAAAAAATGTCCGTGAGAAACATATAAAAATACCTTATTAGCACCTTGTTCTCTCAATTTCTCAGCCAAAATCTTAAATGTTCGTCCTCCAAGTGCAATATCATCTACTATTAGACAATTAGAGCCTTTTACATTACCTAAGACAACAAGGTTAATATTACCTTCTCTATCCCTAAACTTATTAGCAGCAACTAATTCATGATTCCATTTTTCTGCTAATTTAAAAACCTTCTTATAAGCACCAGCATCAGGGCTAACAAGAGTAACTCTACTTCTATCTTCTTTGTCAATAATATCTGTTATACTGTTATATATAAAACTATCCGGCAACATTTTAACAAAGTTATTAAGCAAAGCTTCAGGAACATCTGAGTGTGGGTCAAATACTTCAACTTGAGAAAAATTACAAGAATTAATAAACTGACAAATATTCTTAAGATCAAAAGATTCTCCTACTGAAAACCTACGATCTGATAGTTGTCCAAACAAAGATGGAATAGTAACGCTGCAATTATATCCAAAATAATTTTTATGAGCGTCTGAAATACTTTTTAATAAAAATAAATCTTCATATGACGAAACTCTAACAGTAAATGCTGAGCTTGATTCTGGATCAATTTTAACACTAATTTGTCCATCTGGGTATCTAGTAACTTCATAACCTACCATATTGGATTCCTAAATTCTTCTGGAAATAGTTTCTTGTTTTCACGTTCTAAATCTCTATCCATAGAAAAGGTTTCTTTAAAGATTTTAGTTTTAATAGTAATTTTCTTATCTATGTTTTTACCAATTGATTTATCAAAGACGCTAACAGAGAAAGTAAAAATATCATATCCACCAGACTTTCTATGAACCGTAATCATATCTCTTTCGGTTTCACCATTAACAAATAACCAATTTCTAACATGGTGTCTTTTATATTGATGATTGTATTCATAAAAGATTAACTGATCAAATGAATGAACAGTTTCACCATTAACAGTTGAATATAAATGGTCATAAACAACCATATCGCAGTAAGTTGCAGCTTCCCCAATAAACATAAACAGTAATAGAAACATTTAATTATCACTTGGGGTAAGAGACTCTTGAAATCTATACTTTAAATATTCCATAATAGAGCAACAAAGAATCATAATTGATCTATTTATTTCTGGGATAAAACCAATTAATAGTAGATATCTTGTTAAAAATTTCGTAACATCAATATCTAGATCATAGATCTTCTGAGATAACTCAGATGCCGAAATATTTATATTATCATTAACAAAGTCTTTAAAGGTTTTGGTTGGACACATAAAGTTCAACTTCTTCTTGAGAAAATGTAATACCAGATTCTAAAACAATAAAAACTCCATCGTTCTTACTATTTAAGATTTGCTTTACAAAAGAACCCATCATTGGGGAATTAATACCAATTAGCAACATGTTATAACCTTAATAAGAGTAATCCGCATAACCAAAATCTACCAGAACTAACTTACCGTTCTTAATACCAAAATTCTTCAAGTTTTCATCTACTACGAAATCAGAAGAATTATAAAGTTCGTCTACCAAGGAATCAATCTTTTTAGAAAACTTCTTATCAATTTCTTTGTGAGAATAAAGATTATGAAGCATTTCAACTGATTCTGTTACATATCCGTAAAACCCATCAGAATAAACATCTTCAAAAGCTTGTGGTGCTAATCCCGACAGGAAAGCTAAATGTTGATTTCTTTTTGAATAGTCTCTTTCCGATTTGTTTTTAAACCATTTAATTCCACGGTTTTCATTTATAGGATAAAAATAAGAGGATATACCATGTGGGCATCCCTTAATTTCAGAACTAGTAGGCAAAACTTTCAGCATTCTCTAATTTCCGGAAAGAATATGTTTTAAGTCCATAAGTTAAATTAGAAGCTTCTCCAACGACCAGATATTCACTGTCCATGTCTGGTTCTAAAGCTTCAAGAACCGCTTGAACTTCAGCCATTGTATCACAACTAATAACCTTTTCAACTACTAAATAGTCATTTTGTACTACAACACAATACATAGTATAATCCTTATAAGTTTTTTAGTTTAAGAAGAAAATGAATAACGAACATAAAGCCGCTACTAAGTAATATTACTGAGGCTTCAATAATCCCGAAACAAATACAACTAAATAACATTATATTCATTTTTATTAATTGTTATCCTACTAATATTATCAATAGAATAATCTCGAAGAATTACTTCTTTACTAACCTCTTGACGACTATTATTAGCATAGTAAAACGGTTTAATCTTCTCTGAGTCTACTCTTACATTATTATCAAAGTACTCTGAATCAGCAGACTGAACCTTAAGCTCCAGATAAAACTTATCATTATACTTTACTAAAGGACTATGAAGAATCCTTTCTCCCCAAGCTCTCTTTTCTGGTTCAAAATCTTTAGCTAAACCTTCACGTTCTCTTTGGTTATTTACAGAATTACCATAAATAAAACCAATAAGCCCAGCTACTTTAGAAACCTTCTTTAGACTAGTAAAAGGATTACCAGCCTTAATTTTAGGAACCGTAGTAGTTTCAATCGAAATTGTAGTAGTTCCCTTTACTTTACTTAGTAAATCAACCAGTTCTGTTTTAGTAAGTGTTTTCATAATAATCCTTTTGGGTGAGTGATAGGTATATTATACTCTAGGCTTTAAGTTTGTCAAATTTCTTTTCTAGATCTTTTTCCATATCCTTTAAAGATTCTCGTTTATCAAACATTCGCTGAATTGTGGCTAAAGGAACATTATGTGAATTTCTTTTAGCACATTCTTCTGGATCATTTCGCCATTTAGTTTTTGGTTCGATTAATTCGAATTCATAACCATTTTTAATAGCTAATTCCACATACTTATAAAGAGTCCAAGCATTAAGATTACAATTTCCAACGATTAATACATTCATTCCATTAAACATTGCGAGAGCAAATCTACCAAAATTCCATTCATGAGCAGCGGTAAGATAATCAAACTTCCATTGATATTGTCCATCCTTAACAAAAAAATCATCAGTAGTGAAAATTTCACAGGTTAAACTGTTACCTAGATGTTCTTTTTTAAGCTTTTCTGCTAAAGTTGTCTTACCCGATCCTGGTAGCCCAACTGTAAATATTACTTTTTTCATGATACTTTTACTCTTTCTGATCCATTTTTGTTTATATTTACAACTACTGTATTAGTCTGATCTAGCGAAAAGATTTTTAAGAAAATATAATTTAAAATTTGAATAATAAAATATACTCTGTAAGAATGTTCTATACCTAAATTATTCATATCTAGATAACATAGATTACCTAAATACGTAATGCCACAAACAATAGAAATAACACTGAAGAATCTTTCAAGAAATCCTTTTGTTTTACATAATTGTGTAAGTAAGAGGATTAAAGAGCAAAATATAAAAGGTAGAATTAAATTACTCATCGTCTTCCTTAAAAGTTTCTTCCCACTCTTCTTTAGTAACACCAGTTTTAATAAACTCTCGTTCATCTGCTGTTAAATTTGGCATAGCTACTTGAATAAGTTCGCCTTTATTCCATTTGTCAAGTTGTTCTTGAGTTACTGGAATATCTAAAGTATGGGTTTTACCTGTAAACATCGAGGTTCTTGTTATTAACATAATTTTTCCTATTCTTCAATTACAGATTCTGGAAATACCATATAATACCATAGCGGTAAACCGTTATATTTTTCTAGTAAAACCGCATAGTCTAACTCTGGATTGCCATCCTGAAATTGTTCAAGAGTTACATTTTTACTAGGATCTTTTAACTTAATCACATAAACAAATTTTTCAATCCATTTTGGATCTTCTTTATCCCAATTATTATAACTATAATTCGGATTTGTCATTGCATAAAAATTCCCAGAATACACAGCACAAACAGTTCCGTTAGAAACTTGTTGCCCTACTTCAAACTTTGGTTTTGTTTTTATCATTTATTCGCCTATATAAATTTCTATAACTTCATCTGTAATAGTGTCTACTTCAATAGTTTTAAGTAAATAAAAAACATATCCTAAACCAAATCTACTTTCAACTTGTTTCAATGCGTGTTCTTCATTCATAGAGACTATAGCAACAATTGTACTTAACCATTCATCTTGAGCTTCATATATATAAACTTTTGGATAACTCATAGCATTTTCCCTATTATAACATCATCTTTAATTTTGTCAAGAAACTTTTTAGATTTACATTTGATCTTATTAGTTGTTTCAAACCAGAATATTGTAACCATGCCAAATTCAGATACTAAGAATATTCTATGAGAAGCTTCTGTATAATGATTCTTAATTTTATACACCGAAGGAAAACCAATAGAATACTTTTTAAGTTCTTTAATTACAATGGTTAAAGAATCACTCATTAAAATAACAAATCAATAATAATAGAGCAACAAAAACAAACAAACCAAATAGGCCAGAATACAGGACCAATAAAACTATAAACAAAAAGTGCTATAAGAGCTAAAAGAGAACCTATCGTTGCTGGCATTCTACTAAATAATATATTACATACAGACTTCATATTTAGCTTTCGTCAAAAGGAAATTTTCCATGTTCAATATATGGACTAATTTTTCTAATAGCTTGTAGTTGTCTTGTGGTTAGTTTCTTCCAAAAATTATGAATCCATTTTGCTTCAGCTAGATTGAGAACAATAATCATAGCTTCTTTTAAAGACATGTGTGGGTTTTTAGAAGCTATTTTAGACTCTTCTAAATGAATTTGTTTTAATCTACATTCTGTATTCATGAGAACATATCCGTTTTTCTAATATTACGAAAGCCACCACTAACAGCCCAAGTTAAATCTGGTTGTTTTCCCTTTGGGTATCTTATTGGATAAGAAATAGAAAATATAGAATACTTATTAGTCTTTTCGCAATCAAATTCTTGAGTAGAAGGTTTAAATTTTAGAAAAGTATCTTTAATTAAACATTTTACCAAGTCTGGAACAGCATAATTCTTATACTTATCCTTAATAATCTTTCTAATAATTCTACATTTATAGTCTGAAAATGGAATATCTTGTGGCCAAATAGACTTTAATTTATTATTCGTCCACAGCATGATCTTTTCTCCAAGATTTTTCTTGCTTTTCTCGCGTTCTTTCGCGCTTTGGTTTATCGCTATGAGTCCCGCTTCCAGAGCGATGCTCAATATGTCCATAAACAATTCTCTTTTTCTCTGTTTTACCCATCTTTCTAACCTAGAATTGAAACTTGATCACTTGAAGCCATACTATTAACTACTCTTTTTTCGTTTGTAAGTTCATAACTAACTACAATAGAAATAGGCTTAGAGCATAAATCATAGTTTTTAGCACATTTTTCACAAAGTAATCTTCGCACAGTTTTTGGATATTCTTTTCCAATATCAACTAAAGTACGATACTTTTGAGTCTGAGGAAAGCTACAATCTTCACATTTTGACATAGGATCAATAAATCCAAGTTCACTTTGAGCAACTAAACAGTCAGCTACTTTACAAGCTTCAATAAACTTATCAAGAGTTAAATGAGCACCGCTAAAAGTATATCCCTTTTCAAAAACTTTTGGGTCATCTGTTAAAGAAACATTAACAGACCTCATAAAGCCAGCTTGTTCCATACCTAGAGAATTACCTGACCAAGGCCCTTCTAATACTTTAGTAGAACCGTCTTTCATTATAATAGAAAATTTACTACCACCATATCCTTCACCTGGACTGGAATAATAATAAAAATCTACTAAACCATCCTTTTCAGCGAAATAACAACATCCCTTTTGTTCATATACTAAAGATTTATAATCAGGAATTTCATCTACTAATACTTCAAGAGTAGGTAGATTATCAAATTCTGTACTATTTCGAACTTTTGCTTTAAGAATTTTCATTTTTAGATCCGTAAAAGACAACTGTGATTGATTCTTATATTATACTATGAGAACAAAATTTGTCAATTAAATTTTGTTTAAAAAGAGTATTTATACTTAGAGACAAATTTAAATTAACTCTAACTAGGATTTTAAATGCGAAAATTAAGTGATCAAGATAAAATTGATATTGTATTAGCATATCTTAAAGGTGAATCTTCTCTTAAACTAGGGCAAAAATATAACGTGTCGAAACAGGCTATTTTAGCTATTTTACGAATAAGAAATATTGAAATCAGAGGTAAAAATGGAAAATAAAATTTACGGTAGAATTTATCTTATTAAAAATTTAACAAACGGGAAAATGTATATTGGGCAAACCGTTAAAAAAATAAGTTTGCGATTTTCAGAACATTGTAGTAATGCAAAAAAGGAGAAAGATCTTGGTATGATAATAACAAGAGCTATTAAAAAGTATGGAAAAGAAAATTTTACTATTGAAGAAATTGACGTAGCTTATAATCAAAAACAATTAAATTTATTAGAAGGTATATATATTTCTTGGTTTAATACGTTAAAACCTAATGGATATAATCTAACGCATATAATTAACGGAAAAGGAAAACCAAATAAAACTATTATAGAAAAAATAAGAAAAACAGCAAATAAACCAGAAAATTTAATAAAATCTTCTGAAAATGGTAAAAAAAGACGCGGAAGAAAAACTAATTTTAAATCTAAATACGTCGGAATATCTATTAGTGGTAGTAAATATAGAGCTATTATAGGACATAATCATAAAAATATTAAAATCGGAACTTATAATACTGAGATTGACGCTGCTAAAGCTAGAGATATTGAAGCTATTAAATTATATGGTAACGATGCTATATTAAATTTTCCAGAGTTACGTGAAGATTATATAAACAATAAAATTTTTATAAAAAAGAATTCTATTAATCATCAAATAAAATCTGGAGAAAAAAATATTTATTATTGCAAAAGGGATAAACTATGGCAATATAAATGGTATGATAATATTGAAAGTAAAATGAAATCTAAAACATTTAAATTATTAAACGACGCCATTAAATTTAAATATAAAAGATGTTCCCTTGATAAAAATTTCCATTATGATCTAAACAAGCAGAATTAATAAAAGTAGTATCAAAACATGGACTACTAAAAGTTCCAAAATTAAAAAACCCTTTACTTGGATACGCATGAATGTGTCCATGTAGCATATACTTAGCCTTTACTTCTAAGACTCTATTAAGCAAACTTTTACAACCCGCTCTAACAATATTTCCAGTATCTACATCATCAGTAATATCTAAGATGTTTTTACAAGGCCCGTGAATAGCTAATATAGAAATATTTTCCGGTATCATATCCCAAATAACTTTCATTTTATTACGTTTTCTCATATAGGCCCATCCTTGACCATAAGAACAGGTCCACGGAGAACCATAAATTGAGACTCCTTCTACATTAGCTAATTCATCTATTAGGAATTTAATTCCTGGATAATCTTCCTTGCGAATTAAACCCTTTTCTATACTTAAATCGTGGTTTCCTGGAACATATATCTTGTGTTTAATAGGTAAAACCGAATACCATTCCATAAATCTTCGAACTTCGTGTTCGTTAATATATGGATTCTTATTATTAGAACAATCTCCAGTGTGGATAACTATATCGCATTCTGGAATATTAAATTCGTTATGTCTACAATGAGAATCAGATATATGCCAGACGGTTTTCATTTTAAAAGTTCTCTAATCTCTTTTTCTCTAGCTTTAATTTGATCAAGTTCTTTTTTAAGTTCTTCTATTTTTTCTTGTGAAAGAACCTTATTATTTAATGGAACAGTCATATAACAATATCCATTATAATGATAAATTCCATCATAAGCATGACAAAATTTCTGTTCGCTACCCAAAATACCACTCTGAGACATAATATAATCATGAGCTAGGCTTCTAGAAAGAAAAGCTTTATGAAAAACATTAAAGCCATTACCTGTTTGAAAATCAGTATTCTGTAATACTACTACTATATCCATATTAACTTGACCCTTGCTTAAAGATTTTATCTCTGCTACCGCCCAAGCTAATTCTTTCCAGGAATTTTCTGAAGCAACCACGAATGATTCTCCAAATTTTTCATAAACAGTAAAACTATTACCGGTTTCAACTATTAAGTAGTTTGGATTATTAGTTGTTCTGATAATCATTATACTTTTCCATTAGTTTTTCATAATGTCTCTCTCCTGTTGGAGTTAACCCATTATTATCCCAGTTTTGATAACGATCATGAAATTGTTGTAAATCTTGCCAAAAATAAATAGAATGGCCCTTATATTCATTTTTTAAATAATCTTCAATATTAAGTATCTGATGAACAAAAGCATGTTTTGGTAAAGTTTCTGGATTATTACAACATCTTCCAACAGCACACATATTACCTTTTCTATTGATATATTCGCAACCACCAGATGGGCTTAATGATCTTTTTGTGACATCTTGATAAGTGTTTTTTGTTTCGTTAATAATTTGTACTTTTAGCATTACAATCTCCTAATTTTATTAATATCTATGCCATAAATCTTTAATAATTCAGCTACAACAGTTCCATAACATGGTAATCCAACAACCGTACCATTTCTTCTATATTCTTCCCACATACAAATAAAACCAATAGCGTCTTTTAAAGATTCTTCATTTAAAGCTTCTTGAATAGCTTGGCTTAGGGTTTTTATTTCGTTAAGTGGTTTCATTATTTTCTTCAGTCAGGGTATGAGAAATCGAATCTCTACTACGACCACCAGCTATTTTAATATGTAGTAAATGCTTATAAGACATTTTGCTGGTAATACCCTGTTATACTAACACCTAGTAATAAAGCTACTACTTTCTGTTTTTTCACAAAAAGTAATTTCAATATATGGACCTGAATAAGCACCTTTAATCATATTGTAAAACTTTAGCCATTCAGGAGATTCTTGCAAATTAATATAATGACTAACATTTAGTTTTACTTCCATCCTAGCAACAAGCTTATCAGCATTTCTTATATCAAAATTCTTATCACTAGTATCCCAAATTTCTACTTTAATATTCACTTTTTATTCCAAACCTTACGATTAATAATATTATTAAAATGATCCTCGTTAAAACTAAGCTTTTCAGCCATATATGAAAAATATGTTCTAGGAGAACTACTACCCACATAAGAGTTCATATAGCCAACATATTTAACATTTTCTAAACAAACAGGAAGAATAATAAGATTCTTTTTAAGATTCCAATATTGATCTCCCCATCTATCTAAATCTTTAATTACTGATTCACAATCTTCTTCAAGAGCAAGGGCATAAAAACACTCACTATTATTAATATTGTTGATTAAATAAGGAAGATTATTATCATTCAATGGGAACGTTTGAAACGCCGAATATAATTTCCCGTCATTAACATGAAAAATCTTCCAAGCATCTATTTTTTCAACTGATACTTTAAATTTTCTATATAAGCACATATTATGCGTTCCATTCCTTTACAAGTCTAACGGCAACATTAAAAGCGAACTCTTGAAAATCGCTACAAAAATCATCTGCTCCGGTAATATAATGAGATAATTCATGTAGTATTGTATTAAAATTACTAGAATCGTCTACGTTAATATAAACACAACCATCTTGATAATATCCGTGAGTATACCCACCATTTTGAGCAACACCAGTAAAATTCTTTACTTGCGGCTTAGGTTTATTCATTGTTAAGCCAATTCCTTCAAGCTTACGCCAAACCTTATTGAAATTCTTAATACAAGTATTACTGGCTTCTTGGATAGTATAACCAGAACTTTCTACTTTGGAAATAAAATTCTCTGCAACTGGTATATCAAGAGCCTTAACTAGATCAAGACACCTAACATATACAACTTGCTTACCCTTAGCTTTTGCAGCATTCCCAATCTTTTCATTATCTGCTGCAACAGCATTACCGAAAATTTCTTCCCAAACTTCTTTTACTAGACTCTTATTAAAGGACCAGTAGTAAAACTTATCTTCCCAATACTTAGTAGTAAGATCAGTAAAAGTATTGAAATACTTCTTAAGATATTCTTTATTACGACCAAGAATCTTTCCGCAATAGTCGACACAACTAGAGTCAGACATATTCCTGGACTCATCAATTTTAGTATCATCGCCAAGATTATAATTAAACATACTTTGGGGATTATATTTATTAGCTTCTCGTACAAAGACTCCTTTTCTATAAATCTTTGCTAATCCATCATTATTCTCGAAAATATCCAAGTCTTGCTTATTAACAAAGTGAAGAAATTTCTGAGAAAGATTATTATAATACTTTTGAACTTCAGGTGTCAAAGGAATATAAATAGAGGTAGCATTATCATGAGCTTTTGGTGCTTCGACAATATCTAGAACAACATTTTCAACACCAACAGCATCAATAGCATTGCTAATAAATTCTCGTAGAGTCATTTCTACAGAATCCCAGTCCATTTCTCCATATTCAAGAGAGAAACCTGTCTTTTCTATTTGACCCTTATAGGAGTAACAAACCCTATTATATTGTTTATCTCCCATAAAATCAGGCTTAGAGAAAAACTTTAACTCGTTTTCTCCAAGAAAAATAATAGGATTAAGACCAAATCTTAGTAAGATATTTACTCCATTTTTTGAACCCGTTCCAAACATTCCAATTTTTTCAGCGTTTCCCCTAGCAGTAGAAACACCCAAAACAGTAAAAGCTTCAACTGGAGCAATACTAGAATTTTGAATCAAAAGATACATTTTTCAAACCTTAAAGAGTAACTGGCTAGATGACTAAATTATACCAGAAAGACTTAGTTTGTCAAATTAAACATCCATGTTTTCTAGTGCATATTCTTGACCATCACAATAAGCATTACACTGATCCCAGTTTTTATAAGGTGGATCATAAATACTATCTAAAAAATCGTCAATACCACGAAAATAACAACAATCAAGACAATCATAATCTTCTTCGTTATGCTGGCACATCTGTTACAAACCTATCATCAATAATATCTTGCATAATTTCTAGAAGTCTTTCTTTTTCATCTTCTGAATATTCTTTGACATAAAACTTTCGCAGTTCTTCAAGTCTTTCATATTCTCCAATTGGTGATTTACTGTTATAGGACCAGGAAAAAACTTCAAGCTCAAAAGCTATTTCAATTGCGTTTAGTAGTTTCTTTCCAAAAATATTTTTAATTTCTATTGGACATGAACCTTCATACTCAAGATCATAATTAAAATCTAAAACCTGTTTTGTGGTATATTTATTATTAGTCCCAACCCAGCTTAAAAAGATAGAGCCTTTAGCACATACTTTACAAACATTATTATTAATAGTTTCCTTACAGGATTTGTTACTAACCATATTAGCAAAAATCTTTTCGGTATCTCCACAGAGAACACTTCCTCTGTTCGGAACTAAGCTACCAGAACGAACCCTATTAATAACATCTTGACAAACTTCTTTAACTTCTTTTGAAAACATTAGACTTTCTCCGCAATTACTTTGACACGATTAACAATAGTTTGACGAGTATCATTATAAACCTGATGCTCTATAATAGTAGCTTTTACTAGATAATTTTCACCAATTTTAAAGTCTACTTCTCCAGAAGCAAACCACACAAGAACATTACCATTAGAGTTAAACCTTACCATTGTTTTAAGACCATAATCAGTCTCAAATTCTTTCTTGAAAGTACATTGAATAGGAATATCAATCCTTTTCTTTATTTCCCCAATAAATTCCGATTGAACAGTATTAGCCTTTTCTAGTTCAACCGAAAGAGCTTTTTGATAACACGGAATAATAGCTGAAATATATCCGATTTGCTTATAAGTAACATAGGGTTGATTAACTATGTTCTTAATATTATTTTCAAAATCCGATTTTCCATCTAGATTTTTAGCCCATTCCATAGCTTTAACAGCTAATTCTTTATCAGAATCTTCTACATATAGTTCTTTTTCTTGAATAAACTTTTGAGTAAAATAATCCGGAAATGTAACTTGCCAAGCTGTTGATTTAGTAGGAATTAAACCTGGATCATCCCAAGCAGCTTTACTTGAAACATAACCAATCTTACGAACAACTACAGAAACCCTTTGTAGAAAATATTCAATAGAACAAACCTTTTCTTCTCTTGGGCCATATTCTTCAGAATTACAATTCTCCATTAGTTCATAGATATAGGAAAATTGACTAACAAGATTTTCTAGACTTACACCTAAGTAGTCTTTAAGACATTGTTTACCTAATTGGATATACTTATCGCCTTCGCGGACAATAACAACTTCTTTTCGATATCTATTAGTATTACAATGATCACAATAAAATTCAGAATTTCTAAATTCTACTGGGGTTTCTTCTCCCGGTACACTATTAATTAGATTAGTACCATCTGGAAGCTTGCTAATAACAGATACTAATTGATAGTTTCCAATCTTAGGAACACAACCAGAAACTTCAATATCTAATTTTTCTAGTCCGTTTTCTTCATAAAACTTTAAAATAGAAAAAGAAAGCTCTGGATTACCATATTTAATACATTTCTTATTAAGTTTATCAAACTCAGATTGAAGTAGATCTTTAAATTGAGCAAGAATAGTAAACAGCATCTTTTATTTTCCTTTGGTGAAGTGATGCCTCTATTATAGCTTAAGAATCAATTTTGTCAAGAACTTTTTTAACAACTATCGGACAATTAACATAAACTCTATTCGAATCTAGATTAACGACATAATTGATAGCATATGTAAAATTTACAAGGTAATTGTGAAGATCAACTACTAAAACTCTATCTCCTACTGAATATTTCGGATTAAAACAATCTCTAACCACTTCATAAAGTCCTAGATCTACTTTATTTACAGAAAGATTATAGGTTTCTTCTAAAACATTTAACCATTCTTGTGTAAGCTCTTTTGCTTCACGCCAATCATCAGGATCAATAAAACCATAATCTTCACAAAACTTTCGGCCTAATACTTTTTCAGCATTCTCATAATCATCAAACATTTGACCAAGAATACAACTATCGTACTCTGTCATATCTAAACGCGAAACATCTACTTCTTTTTTCCAGTTTGGATGATTCTCATTTAACCATCGAACACCTTTAGCAACTTTTTCTTTAAGAGTTAGCATGTTTTTTACCTAGTGAATAAGCTTTTGCGAATAAGGAAGCGTTTTGATAACCAGTACAAGAATACACTTGCTGAACACCACGGAAAAAAGCATATTTAACACTTTTTTTAGTTTGTTTAGCTTTTACAAGCAATCCAGTTTGAGTAGATAACGGAATACACTTTTTAGTTTTAATCCATCCAGGTTTTTTATTAAGACAAACTGTTTCTGGTAATAAACCTAAAAAAGCTAGTAAAGAACTATTAGCTTTTTTATTATTACATTTTGAACAACAAGCAATAATATTATTATTTAGTCCAGAATCAACATTAAAAAACAAATCTGAAAATCTTGGAATAACATGATCTCTAGTAAGATTTTCGCTTGTTAATATTGTTTCACAATAACAGCATTGTGTTCCAATAAATATTTCCCATTTTGGAAGATTAACGAAAATATTCAATTACTTGCCCTGTTCCTTCTTAGCTTTCCTTCTAAGACCTCTTTTAGTAGATGGTTCTTTATTTTCTTGCGGTGCTGGATTGTAAACACTTTTACTTTGTTTTCCAGAGCTATCGCGGCCATGAATACTGTAGCTGGTTTTCTTTTCTTCTGACATTTTGTTTCCTTTAAGAGAACTGAGTAACAACATGATTTATTATACGTTAAGAGCTTAGTTTGTCAAATTATTTATTAACACTTTAACTTCTTTATAAGTTTTTGGTCTTTCGGATTTACTTAAAAACATCATATCAAAGATTATACTATGAGTATTATCAAATTTTAAAACCTGTTCTCTATTACCATTAACAGTAGAATAAACACCATTTAATCCACACGTAAAATTATCATAACCTAGATCTTTTGCCATATGAACCATTAAACAACCGCAAGAATCTCTAGAAGAATTTTCTGAAAAGTTTACTTGTCGATCATCTGGTTGATTATTAATAAAATCTAAAAGCTGTTGTTTTGAAATACTAATCATGATTCGGTATATTCCTTGTTAATTTTCTTGGAAACATTTCCCAGTTATAATCTAGTTCGTAATTATGAGAATTTCCCTCTAAATTATATCTATTTTTACTAAAACTAACCTTAGCAAAACATCTTAAACCTTCTTCAATAGGTCCAACTTTATGAATAACATATTGATCCAGCTTAAGAATAGTATTATTAGGATAGATTATGTCATTTTCTGGTTTAGCTTGTTCACTAAGTTCTTTTAAAGAACGGGTATCATCTTGAGATATATTAAAGGGGCTATTATTAAAAATGGTTGGCTGTTTATTTGCCCAAATGTAATTAATATCTGAACTTAAAAAACCATCACTATGCCAGCCACTTCTATTAAATCCATTACCATTTTTCTGATATAGATTTTTAGAAGTTAAATAAACATAAGTATACCACCATTCTCTTTCCGTGATATTCTTTTTATAATCTAGACAGCAAATTCTGATTAATTCTCTAAAAGGTTCAAGTCTTGGTTCTATTTCAAATCTTTGTAAAGATCCTAAAGTTGTAGTATCAGGATACGCTAATTTAATAGGTAAGTATTGATAGTAGATATATTCTTTACAATTTACTTCAACTGAACTAATAACCTCGGGAAGTTTACCGTACATTACTTATTTACTCTAAAGAAATAAACACCAAGTTCCTGAAGAATCCATAATTTACAAAATCCAATATACTCTAGATCATCTATATTATCAAGTATTTCCTGACCAGTTTTATAACCTTTAATGCAAACTCTTTGTAATCCATAATCAGCTATTGGAGAAGTATAATCTAACCAGAACATTCCTTCGGCATCATAAACACGATTGATAGTACAATCAACAGGAAGAAGGATAAACTGCTTTTCAAGAACAGCAATTTGCTTATTATTTCCGGTTTGGACGGGAATATTATTAATCCACGCAATTTTTCTTTCTTTAATATCCTTATCTTCTGGGTCTACAATTATCCAAACAAAATGTCCTTTATAGTATCCGTCATCAACATAATCTGTACGAATTACTTTACCTTTTGGACAATGAGCAAAAAAATATTGATATTCACCAATATCGTGGATTAATAGCTCATATTTAAATATTTTACGCATTAAATATTCTCTCCAAGAAAATTAAACTTCTTTTCTTTATAATATTGCTCGATAAATTGTTCAAGATATTTTTCCAAGTCTTTATCATAACAGGAAACTCTAACATCCTGCTGTCCAGAACCATTACACCAATCACATTCTCTATAACTAAAATGGTAATCGTAATCAGCTAATCTTCCATGACCTTTGCAATGAATACATTTGGTTTTCTTATTTTCTACTGGTTTAGGAAAACAATTAACAGACCAAGTAAATTTATTACCTTCACTATCTTGAAAAATCATTTTACCACCAGACAACTTCATCAACATTTACATCTAGTTTCTTACCATTTCTTTTTACAACTACTTCAACAGATAGTTCCATATCAGCATCAGTATCGTCGTCATAAAGATCTGGAATTTCAAATTCTTCAGTAACAATTCTAATTGATTTACAAACAGGGACACCACAAATTTCAGATAGTGGCTTATTAAGATGTTTAGCTAAATCTTTTAGAACTTCTTTTCCATCGCTACAAAGTTCGTCATATAATCCGTTATTAGAAACTTCCTTAAAAATCTTTTCCAACATCAAACGATCTTTAGATTTAGCCATAATATATCCTAATAAGAAAACAATACAGAAATGTATAAGTGAAACCAGAAGGATTCGAACCTTCAACCTACAGAGTAGAAATCTGTGACTCTATCCATTTGAGTTATGGTTCCATAAATTAAGAGTATCTGGGAAAGATTCTATGAGTGACTGCTGAATAAACCCTTCCCGAGATACTCTTAATAATCTAGTTTTTAAGCTAAGTCTTTCGACCGGCGTATTCAGCTAGATTACAAACTTACAGTATCTTCAACAACCTTCTTTTCAGGCAAACTTAAGTTATTCTTCTTAAGAACTTCTAAGGCAAAGACAGTTCCCTCAAGAGAATTCCTTTTACCTTGAACAACACTTGAAACAGGTGTCCCTTTTTCTGCCAATAGCTTAGCTACTGCTGAGAAAACCTTATTTTGACTCTTAAAACCAGATTGTTCGTGCATTTCCTTAAGATTCTTAAAACCTCCCTGACCTAGCTTATCGAGAGCATCAAAGATATTTGAAACCTTGATATTTCTGCCAGCGTCCAAATCTAGAGCACTAGCAAATTGTTCCTTAACAGCCTTCAAATTTTCAGCAAACATAATTAAACCTCCAAAAAAGTAGTGAAACAAACTATACTAATATTATACACCGAAACTATCATTTGTCAAGAAACTTTTCTATCTCTTTTGCTAGATTTAGAATTGAATCATGAGTAAAGTGCTGACAACCAACCACAACATCATCTTTGTTAATTACTGCGGAATATTCTAAATTTAATTCAACAGTAACATTACCTTTTTTAAATTTATTAAATTCTTCTTCAGAAGATTCTTCAATACTTGTTATTTCTAACATTTTACCAAGCGGCTTAAGATCTTTATTACCTTTTGCTGTATAAGCTTCATCAGCGGTAATATGATCTCCATGAAATTTCACATTCTTTAAACACCAAACCAAACCAAAAGAAGTAACTTTGTGATATTTATCCATTTTATCCTCTATATCTAGCCTTGGATAACCTTTATTGATATAATAGTCATTATCACACCAACCAAAACGATCCTTTTCATAACTAACAGCACCATTTTCTGGATATTTATTTACAGCAAAAGAATGCTGATTCATACAACGGTCATAATCTGGATAATACTTTTTAACCTTTTGAAAAGCTTCTTCTATAGTTAAACCACCAACAAAAACATAAGTATGCTCATTCATAACTTTTCACCCAATTAAAATCCTTATCATTAGTTTTATCTATCCATCTGACAGATTTAGCAGACCAAGAACATTCTTCTATTATAGACACAATAGCAAATTTGTCAATTTTTTCTTCTAGAACTTTCCAAATGCTTCCAAACTGATTAATTCTATTTTTAGCTTTAAGGGTTTTGGGTTTTAGCTTTAAGTTCATTAATTTTTTCTTTCCAAAGTTCTTCTACTTCATCACCACCCCAAAATTTATAAGTACCATACCCAGAATCACCTTGAAGTTCTTCATAAACATCAACAGCATACTCATAATCACCAAAAACTTGATCTAAAATACAGTTCATAGTTAGATCAAATTCTTTAAGATTAATCTTATTAAGCCAATTTGGATCTTTGCTGTTAAGCCACTCGACAGAATTATTAATTCGCTTATTAACTTCTTGAAGTTCTTCTTTACTATAATTACTCATGTACAACCCAACCTATTCCAGAAATAAATTGTTCTAATCCGCCACCACGGCCCTTTAAAACCATTAATTGATAATAGAATTCAGCCTCACATGACTCCAAATTATCAAATTCAGAAGAAGTTAAAGAATAATCTTGTAAATAAATCTTAAATCTATACATTCCAAGTAGCCCCGTTTTTCAAAACTTCTTTACCCAATTTAATAATAGTCTGTCGAGCTTCTTCAGCTTCTAAACATATATTATTATAATAGTATTCTTTAAAAGCTTCAATATCAAATTCTTTATTTTGAAACAATTGGATTGCCCCAAAATTAGCAATTTCGTCATAAACAGCACTAGAAAGACCTGCTAAACAGGCTACATAAGTACTCGATAAAGGAACGCCTTTATTTACCCATTCTATTTGCTGTTGTTCTAAAACCTTGGAAATAGCCTTAGCTATATGTTGACCCTCTAATAGGGTATCGAATTTTCCACTCATGCTGCAAACCCTTTTTGATTAGATTGTACGTGTTATGTACAACTGCAATGATAACAAAAGTTTTGATCTATCTTTCTACTACAATTTTCACAGAAAAATATCAGCTCTTTTTTACTTGTAAATATCAAACCCTTATCATAGTCTAATTGAATAGAATCTATTGGAACAAACCTCGAACTATTATTTTCCCATTCCTTAAAATAAGCTTCTTGTTCAAGGTCTGCTTCACTAATTATTTTAAGTAGAGTAGCAACAACTTCTTTTCCGGTCATACTTTAACCTTAACCTTCTTAGTCTTTTTAAGAATAGCACCAAAAGATCTTAAATCGTTTGAGATATCTATGCCATGAGCCATATCTTCAATTAAATTCATAGCCTGTCGAGTTGTTATGGTACAGTTTTTAGTATCCATTCCGGACTTACCAAGACGAAACAATAACCTAGAACTTGCAGGAGAATTACGATCTACATTATTCATTTTTCTAACCTTTAAGGGATGGTGACTTAACTCTTTTATTATACCAAGAGATATTAGTTTGTCAAATCTTCTTTCTTAAATAAGATAGTAAATCATAAACAATTTGGTCCCTAGTTTCCCAAGAATATTTATAATCAAGCTTCTCTAATGGTTTTACCGAGTCAACCAAAAACATTGAATAAGAACAATCTTCTGCTAATTTATGTAATGTTTGCAATGTTGATAAATTAACCTTTTCGTTGCTACAAAATATATGAAAAAAATTCTTATATTCTTCTTTTAAGCCTCGATATTCACAAAGCCAAACCTCTCTATTTCTATCAAACTCATTTATATAATCTGATTTTTCTGTATAAACAAATAATCCAGTTCCTTCAGGAGCTTTATTCCATTGGTTTCGCCTGTAAGTAATTGGATAAACATTTGATACAGAAGTTAATCTATTATTTACTTTTTCAAATACTTTTAAGCAATATTGAGTTTTCATTACTTATTCCTAAACCACAACAAGGAGATTACAACATAAGATGTTAACATTAAATATAGTGGCCAAAACTTTAAAAGAACCTGTGGAGCGGTTAGTTCTGGAAAACTAAACATCCATATTAAATTAATTAATAATACACCAATAACACCAACTATTAGTATTCCTTGGAAAAATCCATCAAGAAAAGCCTTGGATTTAAATAGTTTAAACATTAATTCTCCAAGCTTCTCCAACAGAATCCCAACCCCGCCAACCAACATTTAAAACACGATCTATTTCATTTTGATCTATATTAAGATCTTTGAGAAACTTTTCTAATCCGCGAGGACCAGTTCCGCTATATCCCCAACTAAAATTACTAATTCTCATTGAACCTTTATCACCACGAAGTAAAACCGCTACATGATTTACTCCATATTTTCCCTTATAGCAGTACCCTTTAATATACTTAAGCCAGCCAATCTTTTGGATATGTTTAAAAGCTTTTAATGAACCAGAAGTAGAGCCGGAAGTATCTCTGTAGCGATACATTTTAAAATCTCGCAAAAGGTTTAATGTAATACTGATATCCGCCGCGTGTCCAAAAATAACAAAGTTTGTTTAGATCATAAAGAGCATCTTTAATCGTTCTTCCGTGAACCCAAATTGTAGATTCTCTTTTGAAGTCGTTTTTAAAACAAATATATTGAACTTCGTGAAAGAATATGTCGTTAGGATTTTCTCTAGTATAGAAAACACCATGTTCATCAAACATTTAAAAAGCCTTTATTAGTCTTTGCTTCTAAGTTTTTCAATTTCTGATCGCCAAGTTTCTTTTAAATCATTGAAAGCTTGCGGCTTATCACTTTCATTTAAGTAATAATAATCATCATTAATATCAAAACCAAGATCATATTCATAAGTACCAAAATATTCATCGTCGACCATTGATCGAATTTGACCTAAAACACAGTCACCTAAACTTTTCATATTAAGACGATCTAAATCAATTTTGTTATACCAATCTTTTGGCACAACTTGTGAATCGTTAAGAAAATCAATACCATTTTGTACTTGCTTCAACATTTTGTTTCTTTCAAATTAACAAACTCATAACAACTATTATACTCTAAGAATTTAATTTATCAAGCATTTTATTATGTTTATATATAAGCTTATAAATAGCTTTTAAACATTCTTTCCTATTAAAAGAAGGAATTACTTCGTTATCAATCAATTTTTGATTTAAAATACTAGATTTATTATTACTGCCAGCACGATCACCATATTCTTCAAACATTTCTTCAGCAATCTTCTGAATTATATCCGCGTTTTTAAGTTTTTCTCTTTCTAGTATTTCTTCTTTACTAATACTAGTAATCTCTACTTGAAAATCATATCTAGATTGCATATTAGCAATAGCTAATTCTTTAGTAAGAACAGTAATAATAACACTATCTTCCAAAATGAAAACGCATCCAATATCTTCATTAAGCAACATTAACGATTTACCCTTTTGAATACCAAAGGGAATCGCTTTTTTATAAATATCTTCTACATCTTCTGGTAATAACTTAAATCTATTCCATAATTGATCTTTAGCGTGGTCAGTAAAAATCATTTAACAAGATCCAAATCTAAGAGAATAAAAACAATCATCATCTTCGTAATATGGCTTAAAACTTAATTCTTCTAATCTTTTAATATCTTCTTTACTTACTAGGCTAGGACTAATAAATATATGTAAAATATCATGCTCGCAATAAATTGGGGAAAAGTCATTCTTATATTTTACGAATATTTGCAAAGCTTCAATAAGATCAGACATTTTTATACATCGCCCATTTCCTCTAAAACCATCTTAGCAAACTTAACCATAACGTCTTTTGAGAAAGTTTGGCAACCTACTACAACTTCTGTTTTTGAAATTTTCGCTACATAATTACTACTAAGAACACATTCTTTATAACGATTTGGAAGTTCTCCAGTTTGATACCATTTAATAAAATCTTCTAAAGAAATAACGGTCTTTTCCATACTTTTGGAAATAGAATCTCCATAATAAATAAAACTATCACCATTTTCACTTACTGATATGAATTTGTAACGAGTATATTTAAACTCTTTTCTACCAGCCCAACTATAATCCTTTTCAAACAATATTGCTTGAACAAGTTTGCTCGTATCTTCATTAACTTCAATTGTAAATAAATAACTCATAATTGTCTTTCAAAGGTTAAAATTTCTTCGGCAAGCATATCAAGATGATTTTCAATAGCATTTACTAAGCCATAATCGGCATAATCCATAGCATTATCAAAATCACTTGTAGCTTGATCCCATAAGTCTAATAGTTTAGTTATTGTCATATTAATCCCGCTCTCTTTAAAATAATTTTGTGGGTGGTTTTCTGGAAAGAATTGTGCTTTCGTGGTATAATAACAGTATTATTGCCATCGCTCCATTTTTCGTGTTTCTGTGCAGAGACTAAAACATATCCCGCTTTAGATAGAATACTAATAACATCTTTTCTTGATTTGATCATTCTTTTATTATACCACTTAAATAGTATTTGTCAATTAAATTCTATTGTATATAGTATATAGGCAAATCTTAAAAAGACTGCTAATATAGTTAAATAGAATATTGAGATAAAAGTACCTATTAATACTATGAAGAATTTTTCAATCATGGTTATTTTAACTTTAAGGTGTATTAATCAATTATAAATCGTCTAAATCATCGCCTAAATCATTAAAAGAATCATAAACAGATTCCATAAGATCGTTAACAATTTCAGTTTGAGCATAAATATTTTCAGCCCAATCATTATCATCTGTATAAGTATTCCTACCATTGATAATATCACGAAGTTGCTCAAATTGAAGATATAGTTCTTCCACAATAATTAATTCCTATTAGTAGTCCTGGCCCAGCAAAGACAAATAGTAACATCTTCCAATTCAACAAACCCATTATCTAATTCTTCAGAGTTTGTTTCTCGACCATAGTTTTTATTTTCTTGAACAAATAATTGCTCAGCATCTTCTTGGTTTTTACATATAGTAACAGATTCTGTAACACCATTTTTGATTATTACAACAGTTGGAGTCATTATTCTCTTTCTATTAAACGAAGTTCTTGATTAAGTTTTTGAATCTTATCCTCAATTTGCTCATATTCTACAACGAAATAGCAATCTAGAATTCTTTTCTATAGAACTTCTATCTCAATTATGATCTGCTGGCGTCGATCCTTTTTCTTTTGCTTAGACATTAGATTGTCTAATCGCTTCAATAAAAGCATGAAGAATACCACCAAAGACAATTCCAAGAAGAAGAATTGGAAGAGACTTAATTTCTAGTCCCCATCCATAAATCATCATCATTAGTCCATTTAGGAAACCTAAAACAATAATAAACAGGATTGCAAGAAACTTTACAAACATTTTACTTTTCCTTATTATCGAAACCGTCAAAAATTACTATATAAGCCATTATTGCAAAAACTAGAAGAAGAAAATTCATTCGTTTTGTTCCACGATTTGAACTGAATATTCTTTTACAGAACCATCACAAGAAATATCTCCTTCAAATTCAATTCCGTTTTGCTCACAAATCATTTTAGCCACGTTTTGAGCAAGATCATAAGCCAAAACTCCTGGACTATCCATAAAAGGAATAACTTGCTGAACAACACCTTCTTCTGTTTCAATAACAAATACCATTAGACTTAAGCCTTTTAAAGAGGTTGGTTAACTACTTTAATTATACAAGAGACTTAAAGTTTGTCAAATTATTCATTAGTTAGCTTTTCGTAAAGCTCTTTTCCAAGATTATAAAACTCTTGATTTTCACCGGGATTACAAATACTATCAAAGCCACGATAAAGACTTTCCATATCTGAATTACTATACCTAGCTTTTATCATATTATAAATATCTTCATCATTCTTCAATGAGGAAAAATCAAAATCTGGATCATAATACTTAATAAGTGCTGGTAAAATACAACATCTACCATTAAGTACATTGTCTAAATTAGCTCCAGATGTTTGGTGAGGAGTCCAATTATTATCCTTAAAAACCTTAACTAGTTCATCAACAGTTGGAATATTCATCTTCTTCTAACTCCTCTTCATTTAAATAAAGATATTCTTCAAAAGAAACACTAGTACCAAACCTACCATTATAAGCTTCTTCTACTTCTTGAACAAACTCATAATCTAATTCGTAGCCTTCTTTAAGGAAGATTTCGAAAGCATCTTTTAATCGTTGTAATTCAATATGTTCATCTACATAAACAGTACAGCCACTTTCATCATTTTGAGCATGTTCCATATCATGAATGGCCCAAAACGGATTAGCATATTCAACATCTACTTCTACTTTTTCTCCGCTATCTAACAGCCAACTTAAATAAGCTATTAATAGGTCCGCACTACTAGTAGTATAACAGCCCATTTCCTTATTTAAATAGATTTCGCCGTATTGATGTTCAAAAATATGTTCCAAATCATGACTTTTAAATTGTGTGTTTTTACTACTTCCACAATTATCCTTAAGAAACTCTTTATGCTTAAAAGGAATATAAAACTGACAGCTTCCGGTAAAGTCGCCATCAGTAATATCAATATTCAGAGTAACATTTTTGACTGTATATTGCATAATTACTCCTTTTCCTTTTCTTTCAATCCAGAATTAAGAATCGTATCAACAGCCTTAAAAACAGCTTTAATCTCTGTTTCTGTAGGTTTATTCTTTCCAAGCCAATTTTGAATATAACTTCTAGACTCAGAAGCATCAAAACAAGTTAGCTCTAACTCATTCATTAGAATATATGCTACAGATTCAGCTTGAAACTCTTTAATTTCCCTTTTATCATCTGAACCAATATGGCCCATAACAATATGAGCCAATTCATGGAACATTACTTTTGTAGGATACTTTGCTACAGGATTAATAGCATATCCTTCACTAGTAGCATAACCTTGAGCATTTCCATCAATATGCTCGAAGTTAATCTCTTTAATGTTTAACTTAGATAAAGCCTTAACCTTATCCCAAGTTTCAATTTCAAAATAAATTTCTTCACCTTCTGTTTGAGACAGTGAAAAAATACAATTAACTGGCTTAAAACCACCTAATATAGTTTTAGTAGGATCTTTCTTATCCTTATAAAAGATTGGTCTAACAACATAATTAGACCTTTCACCTTTTCTAACCTGTCGGCCTAATTCTTGCCATTTTTTATACGTTGCAACTGGTTCTTTAATTCCCTGAAGCATAAAATGCATACGATTAATTAACGAATAGTTATAAAAACGATTATAAGTATTACTTGTTGAACCAGGAGTGTTAATTGCTTGAGACAGTAACTCAGTCCAATTTAACATTTTTCAAACCTAAAAGAGTGATTGGTGATATAGCTCTATTATACTCAGTGGTATTCTTTTGTCAAGTGAATTATTTGATAACCATGTTTATTACCATGCCGGGCGACTCGTTTTTGTTTAGCTTTTACCATGCCATTTCATTACAAACAATTTCACGAATCTTATTAGGACTAAGTTCTTTCAAAGCGTCACTCAATTCATCTTCGGAAAGATTATATAAATCAATATGTTTGAGTAATCCTTTTAATCCAGCTTCAGCATCTTTTTCTCTAGCAAATTGAACAGGAATAACTCCTCGTTTAGTTTCACATTCAATTAAAATTCTATAAGATGCTTTATTATCATCATTAAAACCTGAAATAGAATCTGAATCTCTATAAGATGTTCCAAATCTAATTGAGACTTTATTCATCAAAATCTCCTAAAGGTAGAAAAGGACTATTATCACCACCCTCAATTACTGATTCAAGATATTCCCCAATTTCTTTATGAGTCATATTTGTTTCATCATTCATTTCTGTTAGTTCAGTATAAACATTGTCCCCATCAAAATAACCTTGGGGGATATTTCCCATATCGTCTCTTAAGCCTAATAATTCAATTAGTTTAGGAGGAGCACAGTAAATACTACCTTCATAAATAACTTGATTATCTACTTCTTTCTGTAGGTTAAAGACATAACAACCATGTCCTAAACAGCATCTTTCGCTTTGATTTTTAAAACTTTCTAACATACCTTTAATTTTTGGCGGATTAGTCTTTAGAAAAGTAATCCACTTTTTGCGATTTTCGAGAATTTCTTTACGATTCATAATTAATATCCTATCATTGGTCTATTTTTACATTTTGGACACGAATAAGATTCAAAATCCTTCCATTTATATCTACATATAGAACATTTCTGTTCCTTAAACAAATCCAGGATTTTATTCCATTAGCTTTTTAAGCTCTTTGTTAACAGCTTCAATAAATTCCTGATCAGAATTGAATTTTCCACGAACTTCTAGTAGTTTCATAGTTTTATCCTAGATAGAGTTGTTTTAACTTCTGTAATTATACTCACGAAATAAGATTTGTCAAGCTAATCGCTTAAAACAATTCAAAATTATCAATAAAATCATGAATCTCATTCCAATCTGCTGGAATTTGTTTCCAATTATTAATACCATCTTCAACAATAATTCCTGGAGTATCTAGTTCATATCGAGCCCGAGTAGGAATTGAAATTTTAATAAAATTCACCATTTTTTGGAGTCTATTAATTTTCTTTTTTTCTTTTAATTCTTCAATTGCTTCTTGAATAGCTGGAATAATTTGTCCAGTAAAACTAGAAACACACCAAGTAGAACTATTCATAGCTTTTTCAGTAACTTCTTTACCAAATTCTTTGATTAAGAGGTTTTTCAACGCTTGATAAGCACAACCATAAACTTGATCTAGTGATTGTCCACAACTATATCCAACCTTATTGGAGATATAAAGAGTGTTAACAAGGTATTCGGCAATAGCTTGAACAGAAGCGGAAGAAAACATATTATATTCCTATATTGAAACTGGTTGAACTTCTAACATTATACGCTAAGAATATGTTTTGTCAAGAGATTTTAATATCTTTATATAATTCTTCTTTTTGTTCATTAGATAGTTCTTCAAAATTCATTTTATTCACCATTCTCCCTTATTAGCTTTATTTTGCTTTTCTCTAATTTCCCTAATCTTTTCCGCAACAACTTCTTGGCCCTTTTTCCACATTAAACCATCACGACAAAGTTCTTTAAACATCCAATAAGGAGTTTGCTCTTTTCCATTCTTAGAGAAAAAACCAATTTCATAGTTTCCAGATTCAGCAATATAAACACAAATATCTTCAATTACATATTCTTCAATAGTATTGTGAACAGTTAGTAAACAAAGAGTATCACCAATAGAAATTACTTTATTCATTATAGAACTTTCTTAATAAATTCTTCTAATACTTCTCGACCAGATTTTCCACATTGACCATTTAATTGATTTTGACGTAGAGTCATTCCAAGATTCATTACTTCTAGAAGCAATTCCTTAACTTCATCCTTAGAATAAACCTTTTCAGGAATATTATCCAGGATATTATCTTGTCCAGAAGAAACCATTTGAAGGTTTTTAATTCTTTCTTTCCATTCTTGATTGATTTGTTCTGTGAAGGGATATTTTTCACAGCTTGTAAAACAGTAGCTAATTCTTTGGTCATAATCAATATTTAAATTAGTTACAGCTTCAGAATATGAACCATATACTTGACCAAGAACACAACAGGTATCACTATTTATACTAAATTTTTCCAGATTAATCTTGTTATACCAACCAGGATTAACCTTATTAAGGAATTCGACACCATTAGAGATTTCTTTTTCAAACATAATAAGCTATTTTCATCTTTCTTTCCCTTTTTGTTTTCTTTAAAGGGTTTTAAGGGTCTTGAAGGAACTTTGAACAGGAAATATTACATTATACGCCAACAACAATCAAATGTCAAATAATTTTCTGAATTTTCTTTTAACTATCGAGAATCACGTAAAACACTCCTTAAAACAGACCTAACTATCCTTAATTGAGTATAATTCGGTTTTCAATAATGTCAATTACCTATTTTCTAATATAAATCCTGATAAATAAAGGTAATAAGATAAAAATAGTTAGGATAGTTAAAACATCAATAAACAGATAAAGCAGGTAACTCTGCGGCGAACGCTTTTTGTTTAGCATTAACAATCCATTTTTAAGAGTATTCAAAAGCAATCAGCTTTCAATTTCGTTTTTAAGGCCCTAGACTTCAATCCTAACGAGACTTTTTAATAGATAGGTGGTTTGAGTCGATCTAAAAGAAAACTCGTTAGAATTGATTTACTGAGATTTTAAGACTAGTCAATTCTTCCAGCACAGATTGGGCCTATTCCACTAGAAATTGATTCAGGAGTGCTTAACGCTCTGTCACATACTCTACATTTTGTACTAAATTGGGAAACTAATCCTAACTCCTCAATCTTCAAAAGACAGTTAGCAGTTTTTTCGTACAAAGTTCCCTTGTGGCGATTCCAAATATTAATTCCGGATTCATCAACAAAACCAATTCCAAGATAATCTTCTTGGTTATTTGGCCCGATCAACATTGAAAGAATTCTTTTTCCAGCAAGCTTACCGGATTTGACTGTTTTGATTTGAAAAGTTCTATGATTTCCTGTTGCTGGATTACTAATTGTCAAAATACCATTGTGAGTCAAAATAGAAGTAGTCATTAAAAACCCTTGATTTTATTGGTTAATATTGATAGGCAAACTGTATATATTCGCAGTTCGCGGCCTTATCAAAATCTATACAAACAATTTTTCCGTCTTTAATTCCAATGTTTCCGATATGATTATCAGTAAAACTATAGTCACATTTACTTTCAAGATCACTTACTAAGTCAGCAACATCTTCACAAATAGATCTATACAAAAATTCAATAAGATTATTATCATAAGAATTTAGATTCTCAATAACATAAACAATTTCGGTAAAATATCCATAGTATTTCTTCCCGAGATATTCAACTCCATCAATTTTTCCAAAAACTTCAGGGCCTAATCCAAATTTTGCTGCTTTTTCTTGGTTTTTATAGTTAGAGTCTCTTTGTTTTTCATTAGAAGAAAGCTTAATACCGATCTTATCATTCAATTTGAAGAATAGATTAAATGATCCATTCTTGCGGGGTGAACTTGAAATAATGTTTTGAACAGCTTCAACATCAAATTTCATCAAATTATCCCGATATAAGTTAGTATAAAAAACAATCAATTTTTGTTGTAATAATAAGTCTTTATCAAGATTTGACAAAATTGTATCAGATTATTACCTACGACTTTTCAACCGTATGCTTATCTTGTGGTGCTTAATTTGTATTGATTGTTTTTAAGCGTGACAAAGTTCTTCAAGAATACCATTGAAATAGATAGCTAACAAACCTTCTTTATCAAATTTCTTTTCAATTTTGTTAAGCATTGCTTTAGAAATTCCTTTATTACTATGACAAGTAATCAATCCTAAATCTTCAGAATAATATCCGCGAACAGGATTTTGATAAGCATCATCACCCCAAATATCTGAATGATAATGTTCGTGGTTATAAGATTCTGCTATTTTAATTTTTCCGGCAATTTCAATCCAAATATGAGACATTTTTACAATGTTTTGATTGGTTTTCTCTAACATTTTAAATTATCCTGATTTAGAGGCTTGATTGAACTCTTTCATTATACTGTAAAAGAGAAGTTTGTCAAGCGTTTTAAAGAGTGATTTTTTAGAGGAAATACTTAGAATATTCAATAAATAGTAAAGCAAATCAAGTAAAGATTAAAAAGCTATTAGACAAAAACACCAAAGCAATAAAGCAAAACATAAAAAGGTTTAAAGATAAGGAAAATATTGGGAATATATGAGTGAGACAAACAAAATACATATCTTTTCTCATCAAAATTCGTTCAAAACATCCAAAGATATCTCATATTACTTAACTAGATAACCTCAAAAACACCCTTTCAAACATAAAAATGAGAAAGACATGCAATAGACAACCTAACAGAAAACTTAAAATAATTTTACAATATTTCTTCGTGTGCAACACTCTAAGTCTTTATTTTTCAAGCACTTACAGCAATTTTCCAAAAACTCTTAAATCGCCTTACGGCTCCAATTCCCCCTTTAAGCATTTTTCCAAGCTACTTCTATTGAACTTAGCAAACCCTTATTTTAAAAGGACTTTTTTAATTTTTTCTAAAAGTGGTATCCTGTAGACGGGGGGTAGACCAAAACTACAAAAACACTCTAGTGGGGAAATTTACAACATTAACAAAAGTATTATTTGTCACGCTACAAACATACTTTTCAACACATATTTTATCTAGAGATTCTTTAGAAATTAAACTTGACAAAAGCTACAACGTCTGGTAAAATCACCTTTTGATTTAGCTTTTACAACAAAATTTATAGTTAGAGATAGATAGCGATAAATAGCCCGAACAAATTTCTTTGAACGGGCTTCAAAATTACTTCCGTAGATTAGCTTAGACAGTGGCTTCCAAGTTCACCCTTCAAAACATCTTCGTGCATTCCGTGCATAATTTCAATCATATCATCCTCAGTAATATATGATCGAGTAGAAGCATAAGAAAGACGTTCAGCCCTTATTAAGCTAATCCCAAAACCATATTCAATCTTCTCTACTGTTTTACGAGCACAGATATCCTTCAGGTTAAATCCTGAGAAATCCTTTGAAGATATCTGAAAATGCCACAATAATCGAGCCATTTGAACTGTATCAACCAAACCGTCTTCCCAGGCGTTAAACAGAAGATTCTTATGATTATCGTCATTAACTAGACTAACAGCAGTTTTCACAAAATCAAAAACACTCATGAAAATTCTCCAGGAAAGTGGTTGGGAACTTCTTACATTATACGCCGGGAATATCTTTTGTCAAGCTCTTTTTCTACTTCGTTCATTTTGTGATCCCTTAAGAAAGTTTACAAACCTTCTTCTTTTGTGCTCTTTTGGACAATTTCAGAATCTGTTCAGCACTAATACGATCTTCATTAGTGAAAGTTATTTCCTCCCAATTAGCTGCCATTGACCTATATCGAGCAATTCGCTCTTTCTTTTCTTCACACAGTTTCCGCCAAAGATCTTTTCTAGCCTGTTCTTTAGCAGCTAATTTCTGAGCTTGAAAGTTATTTGGAGTAACTGGAGTAGTACAAATATCAGGAACACGAACCCAATACTTTACAGTTTTTTTAGCACCTTTCCAAACAACTACTTCTTCACGTTCTTTTTTACCTACCAAATCGGGGTCAAAGTCATAATGATAAACAATCTTGATTCTTGGAGTTTTTCGTGGACGAAACTTCTTTTTTCCATTTTCATCAACTCCAGCATAGAAAGATAAACTGTAAGTCTCAATTACAACTTGCTTTGCCATTCTTATTTCCTTAAAAGTGTCTCAGAACCTACTCCCAGTATACACTAGGAATAGGGAATGTCAAATCAATTCTCTGTGGAATTAAGAAGTTATTTTACCAGTTGGCAAGATACCACGACGAATAGCTTTAATAAGATACTCCTTACTTTCGTGATGAGTAAAGATTTTGTTTTTCTTACCAACTTTAACAATCAGAAAGTACATTTTGTTTCTTTCAAAGAGATTAACTTCTGAACTGCCTCTATTGTACACCACGTTTAAGGAAAGTCAAATACATTATTTGTGGAATATAGAAGTTCATTTAGAAGCTTGAATAGGTGCTTATTTAGACTTTCTTTAGAGATTTAACTTGACAAAGCTGGAAACGTGTGGTATAATCTGAATTTTTTGTTTAGATAGTACAAATATTCCCTTAAACATATCCTAAAACACTTCCTTAAACTTATCCCAAAAAATTGCTCAATACCCCGAAAAAAGCTAAAAATAAAAAATCGAAACTTCTGGGTTAGGAGAGACAGCTTATAACATCTTCACAAAGCTTTTTAAATTCGATTATTGTTAAGTCTCTTTTAGCCATATTAGCATCTTTACAAACAATTTGACAGTTTTCAATAGAATTAGAACCATTTTTAGTTCTTGGAATAATATGATCTAATTGATAGCTTGAAGAATCTGTTAAATCAATTTTGCGATTAGTTAAAGCACATTTCGGGAAATCTCCTATTTTTAATAAAAGATCATCAACAGTAAAATTCATTTTAGAACCGTTTTTATCTTTTGAGAAATCTCTTATCTTATAACATAGAATCATCCTAATATTGCTTTTATATTTTTGATAGTAATCCCGAGAAATATCTTTAGTGTTTTCTCTAGTATGATATTTAATAGTATTAAAACTAACTTGATATTCTCTTGATAAGCTCGCTAGGCTTTGTTTTTTAGATTTTTCTTTAATTTCTTTTATTTGTTCTTGATTTAACTTTTTCATAATCTCTCCAGTTTAATAGATTCTATACATATATAAATACTCCAAAACGCTATTGATTACTAAATCATTATCAAAATCTAAAAATTGCACTTATATTGCACACTAACAGGGCTAAAACTGCCCTTTTGGGTGCGGTGTGACACCACACCTGGATGGGTGGTTAGGTCAACTCTAGAGAGGTACTCACAATGGGTGGTAGGGTCAACCCAAAGGAGTGGGTGAACGGGCGTACACTGGTTTTTTGTACACCTGTCAATTCGACCGCAGAGCAACTCGCGTGCCAATATCAAATTGACTTCATTACAAAACATTAACTAAAGTCTACTGCGAAGGATGACGATAAGATACTCAGCGGTCAGCTCGACAGCTAAAACTAAGTGTCCCTGCCAAAATGGCAAAACGAAAATTCTTAAAAGTAATTGACGCCCTTAAAGGGCTCTAAGGGGAAAACATGCGACATAGACTACTGCCTGGCCCATTGTGGGGGTTGACTGGTTCGGATAATGTAAGTGTTAGAACGCGACGATTGATCGCAGCGGTTGGCTTGTTGCTGACCGCAGGCTGTGCGGGCGGACGGGTGAGCCTCACAACAACCATTCAGAATCACCCGATAACAATTGGAGTAGAATTATGGGAGTTAGAACCGTTGCCGCAAGGGACGAAGCTTTGCGACGTATCGTCGCCCACGTCAAAGAGGGATTGACACGCCGCAAGGTGGTAGAAGTTAAACTCGCTCCGCAAGGTTCAATTACCGTTGCGGATGTTAGGCGGTGTTTGAACGCGGACGGTGTTATCGTCAAGCGTATCGCAGACTCGGAACGATACGTAGCCGCTAGCATGGCAGCTCAAGACGGCTTCGGAATCAACTTGGAGACCACATGGGAAGCAGACCTGTTAGCGGCTAAATAGCTTGCTGGCAGTGCTGGTAATCGCGTTTTTTGTGGGCGTGTTGCTCACGAAACATTGAAGTAACTTTTTGAAAGAACTCTGATTATGTCGAAGATAGCAATGGTTCCAGTAGCGTATGCTCAGAAACTCGGCTTGACCGTCACCACCGGCGAGAAGGGCAACGCAGTGCCTCACAACACTGGGCGACCTGTAAAGAAGGTTGACAAGCTTTGGGTAGCCAAGCTTTTGAAGGCCAACCCGCACTTTGCCGACCTGCCTGTTAGTAAGAACGGAGAAAACAAGGTGGGCGGGCGAGCCAAAACCGTCGCTCGTTTCGTGGTGGACGCATTCAAGCTTAGCGACGCGCAGGGATACTTGACAATTGGTGACTTGGCTGAGGTTGCCGGACTCAGTAGCGTCAATTATGGGGCTGGGGCCAAGGAGTTGTCAGCGATTATCGCCAAAATGTGCCTTGCCGATTGCCTGACCGTCACAGGAAAGGGTCGCACCGCCTCAGAAATGAGCGACGAAACGACCTTTAACCTTGACGATATCGAACTCGAAAACGCCGATGATATCGACCTTGACGACCTGTGCTAGTGCTCGCTTGCAGTAACCGATAACGACCTATTGGGCCAGCCTAAAAACTGGCCCAAAATTTTTTTGAAAAAATGAGTACATTTTTTCCTACCGTGTAGACATACTCGACAGGGGATTGAAAAGGAATAAGCATAGCTTATCTGTTTATTTTTGCCCTTCGGGCGTTGAAAGGAATAGGCTAAAGCCTATCAGTTTTTTGTTTGTGATCCAGGCGGGTATTCTATTAGAGAAACTACACTAGTCCCGGCACTCCCTTTTCCTATACCTCATATACTTACAACTCCCACCAAAAATCCAAATAGTCTCTCCCAAACCTTAAAGGTAATAAAAGCTAATAAACTTACTAGTCACTTATCAATTAACCTATTTAAGTTATCTTACAAGTTATACATCTAATATATTAAAAGAATAAACTATCCGAAAAAATTTAAAACTATGTTCATTAAGATCTAGGTACTCCTAGATATAATAGGTATAGGAGTATTTATTAAATAGTCGCATTTATTTTATTATACGGAGTAGATTATGAAAAGAGAATTAAACAAACACAATAAATTTTACGTCGATAAGGCTGTAGCTAGCGTAAAAGAAACTGAAGAACTAAAAAAGTCAGTTGAAGAAGACCTTCAAGAACAACCCAAAGAAGAAGTGGAGAAAGCTCAAGCAAAACTTCTAAAATTTCTAGAAACAGATGTTAAGCAACCAGACAAGAAAGAAGTTGTCCACAAGGACTTAAAAGATGTTGCCAAAGGTAGAGATGAAAAGTAAACCGTCTGAAGAACAACTTGAAACTATCTATAAAATAGCTAAACAAATTTCTTCTGACAAATGGGTTCCCGGTTACACCAAGGAAGACATTCAACAAGAAGCTATCATTATTGCTCTTAAAGGCTTCTATAGATATAATGGCTCGATTCCCTTTGATAAATTCATTGGGAATCATATGAGAAATCGTTTAATTACTTTACGCCGGGATAAGTATGTTAAACCTGGATGTTCTTGCGGGAAATGTAAAAAATGTCTTCACAATACTTCCCGAATAAATATCATGAGTCCCTCTGATATATCTTCTGAAAATCCTAAACTAGAATATAATGTTGAGGATTCTGTTGCTTCTAAAGAATTAATGGAATATTTAGATGATTTTATTCCAGCAGAACTTAGAGACGAATATCTTAAACTTACTCAAGGGTGTTATGTTTCTAAGGAAAAAAAAGCAAAACTGAAAGTAATTATAACAGAAGCTCTTTATGGTTAAAAAAGCTATTAGTCACAATGGTCAGAAATCTGGACCATATTCTTCCGAAGAAAAGAACTATATTAGTGATCAAGCGGGGAAAATATCTCCAGAAATGATTGCTCAAAAACTTCTAAGAAATCCTAAAAAAATAAGAGATTATATGACCAAGCAAGGTCTTATGAAATATTATTATAAGGAAGATCTAGAAAAAGATCAATTACAGAATATTAGAAAGAGTAAGTATTGGAATATCTTATGTGAACAATTTTCTAAAGAAGAACTAGATTCTTTTGAATATCACTGGCAAAATATAGTTAAGCAATTCCGCGATGATATTTTACATACAGAAGAACTTCAAATAGTAGATGCTATTAAACTTCAATTAATGATGGATAGAAATCAGAAAAAGCAAAAACAAGCAATGGACCATATTGATTTTCTTCGAGCTGAAATTACTAAAGAAAGAAAAAGTCCTTCTCCGGATGATAAAAGAATACAAAGCTTTAGTCAAGATCTTGCTGCTTGTTACTCTGGAATAGAAGCTTTAGATAAAGATCATATTATGCTTCTTAAAGAAAAAAACAATACTCTTCAAAAGCTAAAAGCTTTAAGAGAACAAAGAGTAAGCCAAATAGAAAACTCTAAAGAAACATTAATTGGTTGGGTTAAACAACTTTATATGAATCCCAAACTAAGATACGAATTAGGATTAAAAATGGAAAAGATGAGAATAGCAACACAAGTAGAATATAATAGACTTTCTGCTCCTCATACTTTTGCTGATGGTGTTGTTGATAGACCTATTTTAAATCATGAAACAATATGTATGACTTTGACCCCGAACAATACAAAAGAAGATATCGAAGAGAAAGAACTGATTCCGGATTTGAACCAATAAGGAAACAATGTCTTTCTCGGGATAAATATAAATGTAAAATGTGTGGCTCTAAAAAACCTCTACAAGTTCATCATATTATTAGGTACGCTAATAGTATTGCTCTAAGAAATGAACTATCAAACCTAATTTCTCTCTGTAGAGAATGCCACACTAAAGTAACTGGTAACGAAAAGCATTATATAGAATATCTTCATGGATTGATTAAATGAAGGTTTTTATTGATTCCCGAGAACAATATCCATTAAGTTTCTCTTTTTATGGATTTGAAGAAGAAGTCATAAAATTAGAAACTGGAGATTACTTCTTTGAAGATTATCCTGATCTAGTTATTGAAAGAAAAAGAACTACTGGGGAAATCTCAATGAATCTAAGTCAAAAATGGAAACAGTTTGAAGCAGAACTAATAAGAATGTCTAAATATAAATATCCTTATCTAGTATGTGAATTTCCTCTTGAATATATTGATATCTTTCCTGTTAAATCCGGAATACCAACAAATAGGTTTTCTAAAATAAGAATGCCTGGATGGGTTATTAAAAAGAAACTATTAGAAAATTGTGCTAAATATAATATTAAACTAGTTTTCTGTAATAATCCAGAAGAAGCTCAACAAAAAATTATTGGGATATTACAAGAATGCAATTAGACCTAAAGAATTCTTCTCCGGAATATATTGATAAGGTTAGAAATGATTATAAAAGATATTCTGGATTAATCTTTAATGATGATACAGTTTATAATCCCTTATTAGAAATTCCAAAAGAAGTAGAAGAACAGCCACACTTATATTATACTTGGCTTTTATCTAGACCAGAATATCTTAATTTCTTTTGTTCAGAATTTCTTAATGTTGAACCATTATTCTATCAAGCATGTATTTTAGAAGAACTTTGGAATAGAAAATTTCCAATGTTAATTGGTAGTAGAGGTCTTGGTAAAACCTGGATGTTAGCTGTTTATATTATGTTAAGAGCTACTATTCTTCAGGGTAGAAAGATTGTTGTTGCTGGGGCATCTTTTAGACAGTCTAAATTAGTATATGAATATTGTACTCAGATCTGGAATAATGCTCCTTTATTAAGAAATGCTGTTTCATCATATCCTGGTGATCAAGGTCCAAAGGGTGGTAATGACGCAGTTCACTTTAGAATAGGTGATTCTACTGTTATTTTTATCCCTATTGGCTCTGGAGGAACTATTAGAGGTCTTAGAGCAAATGATATAATTGTCGATGAGTTTTCTTGTTTGGGAGAGACAACTCTAATAGAAACACAAAATGGTCTAGAAAGAATTTCTGATTGTATTGATAGCCCAAATTTAAAACTTTATAATAGATATGGTAATTTAGAAATTCCGGAAAAAAGAATTAAAACACCTCTAATAGATGTTTATAAAATAGAAGTCAGGAACGGTTATAGTTTTAAATGTTCTTCTATTCATAAAGTATTAACGTCTAATGGTTGGAAATTAGCCAAAGATTTAACAAATAAAGACTATCTAGTTTTTGAAAACAATTATAAATTCCCAATAAAAGAAATTCAAGGTTTGGATGAAGATATAGCTGAGTTAATGGGACTTTTAATTTCTGAAGGGTCTATTAATAATAGAAACTATATTTCTATAACAGGAACGTCTAAAGATTTAATGAGCTATTTAGATAAAAAATATAAATATTTAAATCCTAAAATATATACGAGAAAAGCAAAAATAGATTACAGAGGATGGAATTGTAAAGAGTCTTATAACTTTAATATTCATAATACTAAATTTAGAACAGATTTATTAAATTTAGGACTGGATTATTCAATAGTTTATAATAAAAAAATACCTTGGTCTATTTTACAATCCCCAAGAAATATAATTATTAAGTTTTTAAACGGTTTATTTAATGGCGATGGTTCCTGTTTTATTTTTAATGCAAGAAATAAAAAAAGACTAGGAGTTGCTTATTATAGCGTTTCAGAACAGTTAATAGATGAACTTCAAGTTTTATTATTTAAGCTTGGATATTTATCCAATAAACAGGTTAGAAAAAGTAAAATTAGTAATAAGCCACAATGGATGATCAGACTAAACGGAGAATATGCTTACGATCTAGCAAAAGAATTAAATATACCAAGATTTAATGACATTTTAGATAACGAAGAATACGATGTTCACAAAAGAACTAATTATGTAAATTTTAGAAATGGATATTATTGCGTAGATTTGTGTTATCTTAGTAAAAGCTATAATCTTGGAACTAAATTTAAAAATAAAGAAGATGCTTTAAAAGCCGTTGATAATTTTTTCGAAAACAATAAACAATGTCTTTTAGTTAAATCTGTTAAAAAACTTAAAGAAAAAGAGCATCTTTATGATTTCGTATTACCAGAAACCCATTCTTTTATTGGTAATGGATTTGTTCAGCATAATTCACATAGTAAAGAAATCTTTGAAAATGTTATTGCTGGTTTCGCTGCTGTTCAAGGTTCTCCACAGGATAAAGTATCAGATAGACTAGAAGAAGACTTTAATAAAATGTTTGGGTTTGATATTTTAGAAAGAAAAGATGATCTAAATATATCTAATCAAATTATTATTTCTGGAACAGCATATTACTACTTTAATCATTTTGCTGAATATTGGGAAAAATGGCATAAAATAATTGTTTCTAGAGGCGATCCTAACAAACTAGAAGAAATTTTTCCAGATGGTATAGAACCAGGTTTTAGCTGGAAAGATTATTCTGTTATTAGAATACCATATGATATTTTGCCTAGTCAGTATATGGATGAAGGTAACATTGCTAGATCTAAAGCAACATTAAATTCAACCTTATTCCTTATGGAAATGGGAGCAATTTTTTCTAAAGACTCTGATGGTTTCTTTAAAGCTTCTCTAGTTGAGTCTTGCGTGGCTTCAGAAAACAATTTAATAGAAAAGTCTTCCGGAGTTGTTAATTTCTTTCCCAGACTAAGCGGGGATAATGATAAAAAATACTATATGGGTGTTGATACGGCTTCTCAAGTAGATAATTTTGCCATTGTTATTTTAGAAGCCCATAAAGACCACAGAAGAATTGTTTATTGCTGGACAACTAATACTAAAGAATTTAAACAAGGTAGAAAATCTGGACAAATTGCTGAAACAGACTTTTTTAGATATTGTTCCGGAAAAATTAGAGAACTACTTGTAAGATTTCAAATAGAAAAAATATCAATCGACTCTCAGGGTGGCGGTAGAACTATTTATGAGTCTTTACATGATAAATCTTCTCTTAAACCTGGAGAGCAAATGATTTGGGAAGCTCTTGAGCCAGGGAAACTTAAAGAAACAGATTCAGAAGAGGGTTTACATATTATTGAACTGGTTAACTTTAGAAAACAAGAATATACTGTTAGCGCTAATCATGGTCTTAAAAAAGACTTTGAAGATAAGAAATGTTTGTTTCCCGAATATAATCCAGCTATTTTAGCTAGTTATTCAGGCTTAGAAGGTAAATTTGCAGAGTACATGGAAGATAATATTATCAATATAGAAGAACTTAAAAGAGAATTAACTCTTATAGTTGTTACTTCTACTGCAAATGGTAATGAAAGATTTGATACTCCAGAGAACAAAATAACTGGTACTGAAAAAGGTGCTTATAAAAAAGATAGATATTCAGCTTTAATCATGGCTAATATGGCAGCTAGACAAGATTATCATAATGAAAATGATTATTCTTCCCGCTCAATTGAACAAATGGCTAATAGATCTCTAGAAACAAGTCAAGCTAATTTTATTGGTCCTTCTTGGATTGTTAGTAAACTCAATGATCTATATTAAAAAGAGTATTTATTAATAGTATTACCAATCCAATTAGGGAAAACCATGTCTATTCAAGTAACTCCTAAAGATTACATTCAACTTCCAGAAGATCTTTACCAAGAAGATGACGGTAATCTTATTATGAGATCTACCGCTTCAAGAGCTAGAACTTTTGAAGGATGGAGTGGTGACACGTCTGTAAAAAGTACGTTTACCAGATCTGATTATGAATATTTCAGAGAACCAAACTCTTTAAAATCAAGAGCTTCAATAACAACTCTTTGTCAAGAAGCTTATGAAAAAATTGGTATCATTAAGAACGTTATTGATTTAATGTCTGATTTCGGTTCTAAAGGTATAAGAATAAGACATTCTGATCCAGAAATTGATAAGTTTTGTCAAAAATGGGGAGACAAAGTTAATATTCAAGAGAGAAGTGAAAGATTTCTTAGTTCTCTTTATAAATCTGGTTCAGTTGTTATTTATGAAACAAGAGGTAGAGCCAAGAATAGTATAACTTCAAAATATATACCGGTTGGATATACATTTCTTAATCCTGCTGCTATAGAAATTGTTGGAGAAGATAAAGGAATTCTTCCATCTGATTTTAAATATGTAGTTAAATATTCTCAAAATACCTTAAGATTATTAAGTATGGAAGATAATATTAAGTCTGTTATTCCGGAAGATCTTAAAAAATATAAGAATACTACTAATCCACTTCCTTCTGATAAAGTATCTGTTTATAATTATAAAAAAGATGACTGGGCCTTTTGGGGAAACTCAATTATTTACGCTCTTTTGGATGATCTTAAAGTATTAGAAAAATTAAAGCTTTCTGATATTGCTGCATTAGATGGTGCTATTTCTTCTGTTAGATTATGGACTGTTGGTAAACTAACAGATAATCCACAAACAACAATTCTACCAACTAGAGCTATGCTTCAAAAGGTTGCAAGGATAATTGCAAATGGTGTTGGTGGTGGCTCTATGGATCTTGTTTTTGGTCCAGAACTAGACTTTAAAGAATCTGGAACTACTATTCACCAATTTTTAGGTGAAGCTAAATATAAACCAACACTAGATTCTATTTATGATGGTTTGGGTATTCCATCTCCTTTAAGAAGCTCTAATAAAACTAATGCTGCTGGAAACACGGTATCTCTTAAAACATTAGTTGAAAGACTTAATTACGGAAGAATATTACTTATTGACTTTTGGAAGAAGCAACTAAGAAAAATATTTGAAACCCTCGGATTTAAAACTGATGAAGATCCAATTATTGATTTTGACCACATGGTTCTTACAGATGAAGCAGCAGAAAAGAAATTAATATTAGATATGGCTGATAGAGATATTATTGATGTTGAAACAGTAAGAGAAAGATTTAATCTTATTCCCAAAATTGTTAAAAGAAACCTTAAAAAGGAAACTTCTGAAAGAGGTAAATCTGAACCAATTAAAGCCGGACCATTTCATAACGCAAATGTTAAAGATGATCTTAAAAAACAACTTCTACAATCTGGCGTGGTTTTCCCAAAAGAACTTGGATTAGATATTGGGGTCACTGATGAAGAAGTCCAAAAAAGAACAAAAGCTAAAGAAAAAGCTGCAAAACAAGCTAAAAGTCTTGGAAATAAACCATTTACAGATACTCCAGGTAGACCTAAAAATATTACAGAGACTAAAAAAAGACAGAAAAAGGCTTCTGCTATAGTTTGGGCTTCTAATGCTCAAAAAGAGATATCTGATATTTTTACTCCAATAGCTTTAAAAATTTATGGAAAGAAAAACGTAAGAAGCCTATCAGAAGATGAAACTAATAATCTTGAGATATCAAAGGCTAAAATTCTTCTTTCTATAGAACCTTTTTCAGAAATTAATGAAGAAGCTATATCTAAAGCTATTGCTATTAAAGTAGATATTTCTGATTTGATATCTTTCTGGAATGATACGGAAAAAGAATTAGGTGAACTTACAGTGGCTCAAAAAAGAGAAATTAACAGTATTTTTTATTCAGAAAGTAAAATAAATGGCTAAAGTAATAGTTACATATGACACAGATACAAAAGAACTTGGAATGACCATAGATGGAGAAGATAAAGGAGAGTTACAATCTTTTAATGTTTATACGGAAGGTGACGGAGAAGGTAAATATGGTTATTTCTCAGCAGATTTTAAGGGTTCTAAAGAGAATGGTGTTAGATATAGAATGTCTGCACATGGTTCAAAAATAGAAGAAACAGACCCTATACAAGACTTTGTTAGAAACAGTTTAGTTTTCGGTTCTAATAAAAAGTAGAAATAAGAGTATTTATTTTATAGATAAGTTTAGTTAAGGTTAAATATGATAATTTTTGATAAAGAAAAGAAGGATGGATTAGAAGAGATTCTTTTATCTAAAGCATCTGTTCATCTAGACTGTCAATTAAAACCCCAATTAAACATCTCAAAAGCATCCAAGAATGAAAGCTTAGATATTTATAATCTTGACTGCATTCTTGTTTCAATTGGTTGGAATGAAAATGACGATGTTTTTGATAAAGTTGAAACGTGGAAAGCAAGGGCGACCCCAATTAATAAACGTTTTAATTTTATGCATAATGAAAAAGATATTATTGGACATATTACCAGAGCAGAAGTTATAGATACTGATGGTAATATAATTCCAGATGATACTAAAGAAGAAGATTTACCGGATTTTTTCGAAATTTCTGTTGGATCAGTTCTTTATTCATTTTGGGAAGATAAAGAATTACAAAGTAGAGCGAATTCACTTATTCAGGAAATTCCTGATGGTAAATGGTTTGTTTCAATGGAAGTTCTTTTTCCAAGCTTTGATTATGCATTAGCTAAAGGTAATGAACATAAAATTATAGAAAGAAATCAGGAAACATCTTTCTTAACAAAATATCTTCGAATTTACAATGGTAAAGGCGAATATGAAGGATGGAAGGTCGGAAGGAAATTAAAAAACATGTTTTTCAGCGGGAATGCTCTTGTGAACAACCCTGCTAATAAACGTTCATTAATCACTTCTTTTAATTTCAACGGAGCGCAAGCTTCTACAAGTATTTTTAACGAGGTAAACATGGCCGTAGATCAAAAAGATTACGACAAAACGGTTGCTGAACTTGCTGTCTCCCAAAAAGATGTACAATCAGTAACTAGCGAAAGAGACTTACTTAAAGCTAATGCTGAATCACTTAAAAATGATTTAGATAGCTCAAAAGTTTTAAATGTTGAGCTTAAGAAAGAACTAGAAGTTCTTAAAGCAGATGCAGCTAAGAAAGACGAAAAGCTTTCTGAAGTTAATAAGAGTTTAGCTGAAATTTTAGATAAGGTTAAAGAACAATCTAGAGTTTCCACATTAGTATCCGAAGGCGTTGAAAAAGCAAAAGCTGAAGAATTAGTTCTTAAGTTTTCAAAAGCTTCTGATGAAATGTTTGGCGAAGTTGTTAATCTTTATAAGACTAACAAGCCACAAGAAAAGAATTCAGTAGAAACTGAAACAAAGAATTTAGAAGTAACTAAAGCAGAAAAAGCAGAAGCAGAACTTCTAATCGAAACTAAAGTTGATGAATCTGACAAGCTATTAGAATCAGCATCAGCTTATATCAAAACTTTTTTCAACAAAGGTGCTAAATAATGCTAAAGCCTGATCGCAATCTAACCCAATGGGTTTTTAATTATAAAGCTGGGGCAGCAGCTACTAAAGGCGGTCTAGTTTCAGCTAGTACTTCCGCTTCTGGTGTTGGTGCTAATGGTCCAGCTACTGCCGATTATGTTGCTAATCCATCTGGAGCATTTGTTCTAGGTGTTCTTTTAGATGACGTAGAAGTTCTTCACGCTATGATGGACAGAAATCATTTTTCTGAAACCGTCGGAGTTGGTGATCAAGTCAGTATTGGTTCTGAAGGCTGGGTTGTTACCGATATGGTATATCCTGGTGTTACTCCTACTGCTGGTCAAACAGCGTACTTAGGTCATAGTGGTTACTTCACTAATACACAAACTCCTGCTCAAGCTCCAAAAGTTGGTCGCTTTGAGACTTCAAAAGATGAAGACGGGTTTGCTAAAATCTCTCTTAATATTCCTCTATAAGGTGAAAAATGAATTCATTATTTAATAAACCTCCAGCTCACCTTGCAGAACTTATGAAGAAAGCTGGAGATTCAGATCCATATGTAGCATGGCCTCATCAAAGATTATTTGCTAAAGCTATTAGCCTTCCTTTGGAAGAAGCTCTTTTAGCTGGCGATATTCTTGGTGGTCTTTTTCAAACTATTAACCTAACTAATGGTGAAAGTTTAGATTATCCTTTAGATCTATTAAACCCAGGCGATGAAGAAGACTTTATTGCTTATGTTTGTCCAGATCAGGGTAGAATTCCTGAAAGACAAATCAGTGGAGATTATCTACACTTGAGAACTTACAGAATTGCTAACTCTATTGATATGATTTTAAGAATCATCAGAGATGCAAACTGGGATGTTCTTGGTAGAGCACTTCAAATTATGCAAGCTGGTTTCGTACAAAAGATGAACGTTGACGGATGGAGAACTATAATTAGCTCTGCTGAAAGTCGCGGTCTTGAAATTTATGACTCCGCTGCAACTGCCGGTGTTTTCTCACGAAGATTACTTTCTTTAATGAAGATTGAGTTTCGTAGAAATGGTGGTACTTTTACTCACGTTAATCGTAGAAAAATGACCCACTTAGTACTTTCTCCAGAAGGCGTTGAAGATATTCGCCTTTGGGGTGCTACTGAAGTTGACGATTTAACCCGTAGAGATCTTTTCTTAATGTCAGATGGGACTATTCCTACTATTGCTGGTGTTAAGCTTATGGATCTTGACGAATTTGGTGTAGGCCAATCCTTAAATGATTACTACGTCGAAGTTAAAGGTTCTGCTATTGGTAACTCTAAATTAGAAATTGCTATTGGTATGGACATGAACAATCCAGCACTAGTTATGCCTGTTAGAGAAGCTCTCATGGTAACTAATGATCCAATGCTTCACAGAAGTCAAAAAGCTGGTTTCTATGGTTGGTTCGAAGGTGGATTCGCTTCATTAGACAACAGAAACTTACTTGTAGGCGCTTATTAAGCTTATATAGTAATATTATTCTAGGATATAATAAGGATAGAGGTTTTATTACTTCTATCCTTTTTTTATTAAATACTAACATGGATATCTTATGTCAAATAATAGTATAATTCCAGGTGTTCAAGGTAACGGAACACTATTTAATAAATTAGGACTTGTTAAAAGGAATTTAACAGAAGATCTTAATCAGGGTTTAAAGAACCCTTGGCATTATTTAGATACTGCTGGATTAGCTATTGATGCTAATATTGGTGATGGTTCAACCAATTCTAGAGCAGCTTTAACTGCTGCTGATGCAGATGGACCAATAACCCTTCCTCCAGGAACATATGCAGTTGCCACTAATCTAACACTGACGAATAACGTAAAATTTGAACCAGGAGCTGTGTTCAAACCGGCAAGTGGGGTAGCTCTTACAATTCCAAGTTTCACCGCCGATGATACACAACAGGTGTTTGATCTTAGTGCTGGCGGAACAGTAGTAGTAACAAACCAAAAATATGTTACAATTAATCACTACGGTGCCGTAGGGGATGGAGTGACAGACAATGTTACTATTATTGATACGGTATTAGAACTGTACAAAAATTCAGAAGTTCCCATATATGTACCTAAAGGATCATTCCTGTGTTCTGATTCACTAATCACTGGAGGTAGTGGAACTGGGCACATTAACATATTTGGTGGTGGTAAAGATAGTGAAATATACTTTACTGGAGCAACTGATGCAGCTATAGATAATGGTACTATGGCTTACGTAAAGATTGAAAATCTTAAAATACGTGGAAATAATATTGATGCTCATGGCATAAGATGTTATGTCACAACAAATGATGTAACAATCGAAAACTGTGATGTATCAGGATTCGGAACAACAACAGGAAATGGTGGTCAGATTTACTGTGAGGATGTAGATAAAGTCACAATCATTAGGAATGAGTGTTATGATGGTGGTGGTACTACATCGCTGCAACGAGACATACTATTACTAAACTGTACAGACATTACAGTTATTGGTAATAGAACCCTCTCTGAGAACAGTGAGGGGATCTCAATATCCGCTACAACTACCACAAGAATGAATGGTGTAGTTCTAGGAAATACATCAAAGTATCACCATAGGCATGGAATCATTCTGTCTTATGACGGAGATATCTCTGAGTTATCAGTAGTTGGAAACTATATAGATGATTGTTGGTACACTGGAATCTATGTAGCTGCTGGTACATCCGAACCAAACATTTCTTACGTTGGAAATTTATCTATCACATCTAACACTGTTATGAATTGTGCTGGTGGTGATGCTGGAGATGGTAATGGGAACGCAAGTATACACTTAGGGGGTAGAGCTGGAGGAACATGCTCGGCTAACACAATCATAAACTCCGGCTACGACACTACTGGAGCCGCAAGGGGAGGTACATCGCTAGGTAGGGGTATACTCCTAGGATATGCCGCCAACTGGTCTCTCACTGGAAATACCATCAAGAACTCAATGCGAGCAGCTATTGAAACTCATAGCGGGTCAGACTGTGAAAATACGACAATAGTTGGGAATACCTTAGTAGATGCCGGGCTTGCCCTGCTCTTCTTTGCTAATTCGGGTGGCACCCCTTACAAGAGAAATATTCTTGTATCAAGCAATGTGCTTCGTCAAGATGAAGTTGATAGCGATGCGATTCGCATGTACGAAGATGGTGAAGGTCAGCAAATCACTTTCACTAACAACCTGATCTATGGAAACAAAGCAGGAACATCAAAATCGGCACTACTATTCTCTTTAGCTGAACGTGCCCATAACATAATCTTCGAGAACAACACTCTTCAAAATTGGGATATCGGTATCAATTTTGATGCAGACTCCGGAACTGAAGAAGATTGGACCATAGGTATTGGATTACGACTTGAAAACAACAAGTACTCCAATGTCACTACCCCATTTGGGATTCGAACAGGAGTATACGCAGCTGTTGGTCAGAAAAACATATTCACATCTTGCCTACCTGGATATAATGCTTATATACTAGAAGCGGCAATAACCAACAATCGTCTAGACGGCTTTGTAACGACTTTGCCAACTAGAAATTGCCGCAACGGGGATAAGCTAGTAACATACGATATTCCAGCGAAAGTTTTTATCAATAACACGGCTACTCCAACAGCAGTTACGATAACCAACTCATCTGCCGCTAGTGATACCTTAACAATTACGGCTCACGGTTTAACTGTAGGCCAACGAGTAAGAGCTGCCGGAAGTGTACCAGCACCATTGTATGTTAGTGGTGAATATTATATTCACACAGTGGTAGATGTAAACACTATCAAACTCTGCAATTTCCGAAATGCAACGTCAGCGATAGATATCACAGCGGATGCTGGAACAGGAACGCTTCAAGTTCTAGAAGCAACACCTAATTGGATAGAAGATCGCCCAACATATCTTGTTGAAGATACTGGTTCAGCCGGTGGAGTCACCAAAGTATTTACTTTCACTAATGGACTCGGAACAACTAAAAAAGTTACTGCTACAGGAGCAATAGCTTTACAATTTATAGCTACCCTACCAGGATTCTATAATGTCATTGTAGAAATGGATGGCACAGGCAGTCACGCAATAACCTATGCAACCACAGTAGTAGGACAAGCCCCTCCGATCTATACCGCTGCTTCAGCAAAGACTTTAATTCCACTGTTCTACGATGGAACTACATGGTTTCATGTGGGTGCTCAATCAACTTTGAAATTCGGTACATATGAGACAGCTCCAATAGTACGTCCAGCAAGCATTTCTGACGCAACTGGTAGTGTAGATGCACATGTTGTAGTCAACGATGTTTTAACTGTACTACGAAACCTTGGATTAATTGCACCATAATAATACCTACAGATACTATACCAACTTATGAAAAAAAATATTATCATACTCTTTTATGATGGAGCTACGTGGTTTCACGTATAATATATGGCATATTCTTCTACATTTCCTTATACAGGTGCTAACGATTTATATGTTAAACCTGTTACAGATGGTTCCTTACCAAGTAATACTCCAGATTGGATTACAGATTCTATAGATTTTGTTGCTGCTGGATTTGGAGCAGTTTCATTTACAGGTTTAACAGATGGTCAAACTTATTGGGTTTTTGAAAAAATAGGTGGAACTAAAGCTTCTACAGATATTCTTTTAGGTGTTATAAATCCATCTTCTGATGTTTCAAGTCTTTCTTCTCAAATATCTTCTTTATCAACAGAAGTAGGAAAGATACCAAGGTCTTCTGGAGCAATAGCTGCTGGTGGACCTTTTACAAGAAATAAGAATTATTCTGATTCAAACACCTTTATAGAATATCTACAATAAGAGTATATATTAATAGATCAAAATTTTTAAGTTAGGTATATTATGATTTTTAAAATAACAGCAACCGGTACGGGTACAACTCCAGATAATCAAGTTATTACTTTGTCAGATGGTATTTGGAATATTTTTCTTTATTCTGCTACTTGGGGATCTGCTACTTTAGAAGTTAGTAATGATTCAGAATGGTTTACTGTTACAGAAGCTGGAGAAACTGTAACTTTTACTGCAAATACTGTTAAAGAAATTAATGGCGGATTAACTTTAAGATTAAATGTTTCAGCTTATACTGCTGATATTGTTGCAATTGTTAAAAAAGTAATATAAATGATTAGAGATATTATTAGAGATATTACTAGGGATATATTAAGAGATGTTTCTGGAAACAGAGCCGGTTCTACTTTTACTCCAGAAAGTTTAGCAGATTTAATACAATTTGCTTTAAATGGCTCTACTCCCTATTACTCAGCTACGAAACTTAATAATTTTGAGTTGCTCAGTTCATTAGAGCCTTACGACGACTATCGAGCACCTAGGCAAGGACGATACTGGCTGCTTGATGGTAGTGATGATTACGGAGTAAACGACAGCCTATCAGTGTGTTTGACGGCCGATTTTACTATAGCGTTGTCTGCGAAAGACTTAACGACTAGCGGCTATTTTATATCGGCCAGTAACAGTAGTTCATTGATGGTTTGGTTTAACAACTCAACCACATTAAACCTTGGGAACGCTACTGGTTGGGCGACCTTTCCAATAAACACAACTGCCGCTGCTGATTACATTATTCAGCACGACACAAATGAAGCGGGCTTTAATCGCTGGAAATTACTGGTCAATGGCGTTTCTGTCAGCCGTGCATCAACAACCGGCAGCTACCTACAGCCCACCAATGCAACCCCGTTCAATATTGGCCGACGCACAGGTGGCTCTCTGTACATAGGAATAAAGGCGTGGGGCGTTGGATTCTGGACTGGACTTAAAACGTACGCTCAGGTTCAAGATCGCGACTCCACGAACTTAGTGGCCTTCTATCCATGCAACGAAGAATCAGGCACTGTGGGCTATGACATTGGCCCCGATGCTCGACACCTGACTTTGACGAACATCACGCAAGCGACGTTCCATGCGGCGGATACAGGGATCACGAGGAATCGGAATAACCCGGTTGGCTACTCAGCTCTACGGAATTGGGTTAAATACAGTGAGGACTTGACCAACGCAGCATGGACCAAGCGCAATGGTGCTGCCGTTACAACGGTTGCGGTTACTGGACCGAGCGGGCAAGCAACAACGAATCGATTGACCACCCCAGGGTCAAATACAACGTACGAAGATGTGTTGGAACTCTCATCGACGGGTGAAGTAGCCGCAGACAGCTTCGTAGACCTACGGTTTTACCTACGAGACAATGGATCGGCCAAGCGGATCTTGGGTGTAGGCAATAGACTAGATTCGTCACGCGGCGGTTGGAGCATAAACCTTGACCTGCTCGATCCAGGATGGAATCTAATAACGTCAAGCCACCCATCCGTTTCCGTTACAAATCAGTTTAGGGCAACGGCCACCGGGACGTTTGGACCTGGGTTCGGAAATTTATCAGCAAGCACGACAGGACACGATGTCTACATTGATGAAGTACAGGCAACTCCAGTTGGTTATGCAGACGGGTACGTTAAGACAACCGCTACGAGATTGGTTAATCAGTACATTCCCAAACGGCTCAGTAGCAGTTTAGCAGCAGACGGCAACGCATTGACGGTGGAGGGCCAAAGCCCATATCCAATTACAGTGGAGACTCCGTGCGTCACTGGGGATGGAAGTACGGTGTATGCGGATCTGGGAAGTGCGTTGATTCCGGCAACGGCGGATTTTAGTGTCTCGTTCTGGTTGTATGCTGATCCGTCAGGATCACTAAGGTATCCAATTTCACAATTGTCGGGAACTCTTTGGGGAATGTATCTAAATGGCTTGAATGCAGCACTTTACTTTTCAGATGGCGCAACAACAACGATATCAATTGCGGCAAATACATGGTATCTAGTCGTCATTTCGCGTGTTGGAGATTTACATTCATTGAGCATCAATGGAGTAACTCAAAGTCGGACTAAGTCAGGATCAATAGCGACTGCTAATACTTGGCTCCTAGCCAGGAATGATAATTCTCTGTATTTCGGCGGTCGTATCGCCGACTTCAGCATCACCACCGGAGGCGTCACCACATACTTCCCGCTCCAAGACGGTCCCGGCTCATCCAACACCAATCGCAACCTAGCCTACTACAAGTCCGATGGCACCTATGGCGTAGTATCAAACGCCATAGTCAACGGCACGGTAGCAAACATCTGGGCTAATCGTTGCCCTGGCTACGTGAGAGATCATTGCATTGAGTACGGCGGTCGACTGGGAGCTGGCGGAGAGTTTATCCTTGGCGTTCCAAACACTTCAATATGTGCTGACGGTGCTGCTAAAACCTTGCTTCCAGGATACTTTGCAAATCCATTCTCAAGAGTAAACTTTAATCCTTTTACTGCTGCTGAGCTAAACGGTTTAGGATTAGAAACAGCTTATTCAGTAGGACAAGATAGACAATCTGTAAGTCCTGCTAATACTAAATTCAGAAGAGTTGGTGATGATCGCTTTATAACTCTAAGTCAAGCTGCTACTGGTTCAGCTTTAAACAAACTTAACATATATGTAGGAAATACGTTACCAGTTCTACCTTCAGGAAAAGTATTTATTATTGATAACGATGGTAACTACTTAATTGATTCTAGTGGTAATTATATAATAGGTGACGAATAATGGCAACAACTAAGAATATTAATGATTTAATTACTACTCAAACAGTTGGTTGGGCAGATGCTTTGTTAACAAGGCTAGGTGCGGGGCATATTGGTAATGCCAACCGAATGACTCACTCTGTAGCTGGTGCTGCCTCTGCTCCGGCTGTGCATCTATCCGGTGCAATCTTCACGGGTGGTAGTGCAACAACCACCAAGCCGCAATTCTTAGTTGAACCTGCTGGTGCTACTAGTACGGGATGGGGAACGGCTGGGACGCTGATTGGTGCAAATGCCGCAAGTGGTTTTGCAGGGAACCTATTTGACGGCCAATTGAATGGTGTATCGAAGTTTAAAGTTGACTACACAGGTGTCGCCACGCATTTTATCAATGGTTTGGCAGTAAAAGTTGGGGATAATGCTGGAATTGGAAACGGAATTGGATCG